TTATGCTCCGCTGCTTACTTTTTCTGGGATGGTATCAAAATTCGTTCCCTCAAACCAATTTCTAAATACCATTTTACTGATGTAAATATCTCTTCCTGCTCGGGCTACGTGGAATGGAGCGTCTGCTAAAAATTCATATGTTTTCTTTTGACTCATCCCCATTATCTGCTCGATGTGCTTTGGTCTAAGAGTCATCGGGTAATCATTCCAATCCAAGCTATTAGTGATAGTCCCCATATTGATCACCTTCCTATTTTTACACCTTTTCCACCACTAAATTCATATTTAAAGCCAGTTTGTAGAACGCCCTCCATCTGATTTTGCTATAAGTCTTCTCGCTGATCGGTGGCTGAAAACTGAAACTATACACCTTTTGATCAGTAATATAATCATGCTCGGTTGTCATGTAACGCTCCTCGATCAGGAATTTTTCCATGCGTGGCAGACGTTTTACCAAACGCTCAATACGATCGCAGTAATCATTCCGATGTTTACTCGAGTCAACGTTGTAAATCGCAATGCTTGCAGTTTGATCACTGGTCACATTTGTAGGGCCACTCGGCCTATCCTCATATGAGGCTGTGATGCTTGCCTCACGCTCTTCAAAGGTCAAGTACTTATATATCCTGTATTTCTCGAAAGCAGCTTCAACGGCTGCCTGTGTCTTCTTCCGGTCTATCTCTGGCAAAAAGCTTTGTTGACCCACCTTATCACCTCAATTCCAAACTTGAAGGGGATCCCCGACCGAAGCCGGGAAATGAATTATGTTAAAACGGCAGATCATCATCATTGTCTGGCATCGGTGGTCCATCTTCTTCAGCTGCAGCTGCCTCTTCCAGTGTCATCTGGTTCTCGTCCTCAACCTCGACCGTGCCATCTGGATTGATCTTGCCGCGAATACCTTCTCTCGGCTCGTTAAACTCCTCTATACTCATCTGGCTTGGAGCGACATTCAGTGTTACGTTACGACCAGCGAACCGATATAACTTCGCTGCCTTATCGTCGCTGTCACCTTTAATACCGAATTTCATCACTGTCTTTTTACTATCACGTTGCATTGAAATGAACTCAGCGTTGATCTCGCCGCAAACATCATCTCCACCGACTTCCATGGAAATCACAACGATATCACCGGATAAATCAAACAGCTCAGCTTCGCCGTCCACATCCTCGGCACCCTTGATTTCAAACTTCAGGATCTCTTTCTTATCATCTTTTTGCATCGATTTAAAAAGTACGTTCATGCTTGTTTTCATGGATTATTGCTCCTCTCGGTTATCGATTAAATTAAAAATCTCCAGGTAGGTTGATAGGGTCCAACACAGCAATAAGAGCAGCTTTACAGATGGCTTCAGGAGCAGTGATAGCAAATGCGGCTATACAGTTGACTGATGCGATGTAACCACCGCCATGATTAGTTTCAATAAATGCATGGTAACCAAATTTTTCGAACACTTCCCATGCTGCGGATAAATTCGTGGAGTAGTTCGGAACATCTCGCCATATAACACTTGTATCTGTAACCTTCACATAAGATCCGTTGCCCTTATACTCAAATTCAGATAAGTCTTCACCATCGAACAATATCTCATGGACATGCCTATCTATTTGCCACGGCTTCATAGCCAGTATCTCTTCCCTTGTCATTCTTCTTCCTCCCTCAATCTCGCTTGAAGCGAACTGACTTCTAACTCCAACCCTTCAATCGTCATGTTTGCCGAGAAGAGTTCATTGTTGAGATCCTCCGCAACCTTCGTCAGCTGATCAGCACGAAGTTTTTCATCCGCCAGCTCTCTACGCTGATTTAAAAATTGTTGGTGCTCGGAATAATAAATAGCGTTTATACGTGCGAATGCTTCTTTATCTTCCGGCGTAGTGGTGGATGCTGGTGGGGTGTCATGAATGATGTTGCCGATCTTAACGAGTTTGTCATTGTCATTTGCGCTTAACCAAAACGTCCCCTTGCCATCTGTCATTTCGAAGTGTCCTTTGCTTTTTTTTCGAATAAAAATCCCGATTCGTCTTGGATTGTCTTCACTGGCATAATGGTTCTCAATGAGGTCTCCGAATTTGAATTTGTATTTCGGCTTTACTTGGCTATTCATGTCTATCCCTTACCTACTGGGTAATCCCGACCTTTTAACATAGCTTCATATGCCCTGTACTCGTATACCTCGCCAGTATAAGTCTGACGTAGCTTTTCAATGCTGTCCTTGATTGCACAGCTACCTGTAAAAACAAAACAGTTTTCTAGTGATTGAATGTCTCTATAGGTTACACTCACAAGCTCTTCTCCTAGCAAACTTTCTACTTTTTCATAACCTCCATCCCACCATTGACCATAACAATGTACAACCTCTCCATTTTCAAGAGGGATGTCGAATTTATGCCCACCGAAGGCGTAGAACCCTGGACTTGGTCGATCATAATAATATGACTTTATAAAGGTGCAGCTATCATCAATACCAATGATCAAATCACCTTGTTGGTAGTACTTGTACTCGATTGGCTTATCCAGCACATAAGCAACACCATCATTAAACTTAAGCAATTGCCTCGACATTGTATGTCATATATGTCTTTCCTCCTTATACTGGAGCTTGCAACCACACCTGGAATTACAACCACACCTGGAATTACAACCACACCTGGAATTACAACCGCCGTTCTTGCTGATAGATCAATTTCTCGCCCTGGTATAGCTCAGTCATGTGATACCCAACCATTTCCCGAGGAAAGGGCAAAGGGCCATGTTTGCAAGCTTCACAACGGCTGAACCTAACTTGAACAGATGTTTGTTTCCATTCGGCATTTGGAAGCTTAGGCCTCACGTAGTACCAGTAAATTGCCTTATATTGAACGTGGTCGATTGTGTTAACGATCTGCTGGCAGTAATCGCACTTGTAAGGCAGAAATCCTTCGAACACATCTCCTTGACCTTCGACCGGTCGATCTTGTCGATACCAGCAAAAGCGTTCATGATCGACTACCTCATACACGTTGCCGTACATCCCCCGAACGAACTCCCAACGTTGTCCAGCAGCCACCCTATCAGCTGAACGGCGTTTTAATCGCTGGTCCGCTCTGACGTTGAGCTTCATGCCGGTGTTCATGCATTGGTAGGGCACGTTTTATCCCTCCTTGATGGGTTATGGCGGTTAAGGCTGTTTGTATGTGATAAATACCGTATCTCTGGCGTATTGAGTTTGCTGTTGATGGCTTCCACGAACCATCATGACTGTCGTGAAGTCCATCTTTATAATTTGGAAGGCTGGGTTATTGCTTAAAAACTTAGTGATACGAAGGTCAAGGTCATTTTCTATCGTCTTGATTTGCGTCACAAAGATTTCGCTCGCTTTTCCGATCATCGTTTATCGCTCCTTTGGTATGAAAACTTCTTGAAATTTATCGCGTATTACATATAAGAGGTGATTTTATGTTAGTTCTAGATTTGTTTGTTATGTTGCTTGGACTTTTTGTTACCGTACTAGCGTTTCTTTTTTTGTTAAAACCCGATTCTGACTGGGTTAGATGGATCAAAAAGATCCCTGAAGACGTGACCCTAGATGATGCTGATTTATTACGTTTCAGAATTATTGGATTATTAAACATCGGTGTAGGAGCAGCTCTTATCGTTGGTTCAATTTTGAAAATTTTTGTGTGGTAGTCGAATTAATAGTAGGGTTATGTGGGTTAAGCATTTACACCCACAACCTTATGCCCTAAGATCTCAGCGGCGATCTGCAAACCTGTACGATAAGCCAAACCTTCTTGAGCTCCATACATCGCTTCTGCTTGCTCAAACTCATACAGCAGCTGTTCCTCTGGAGTCCGCTTGATCTCGTAGCCAAAATACACTGCGCGGATCATGTCATCCATCGTCATATCATTCAGCGGATCGAGCTCACCCAGCCTTCTCTCACGTGTAATAATGAACGTCTGTGAGTGATGCAGGACAATCTCATCCGGCTCTTTGACCTGTAGGACCATTCTCAATGCATCTGCCTGTTCTTGAGGCAGACGTACAGGTATTTGCGGGATCTCCTCTTTTTGTATCGTATCCATTTCAAGGTGGATCGGAAGAGGTCCAATCTCTGGCTCAACTGGTACCTCTTTTTTTACAGCAGTATCCTCGGACTTCTCCTTTTTCCCTTTGATGGCTTCCTTGTATCTGAAAATCGCTACCTCTTCAGCAGCTTCATCTTTAATGCCCCACTGTTTCGTAAGCCAGTAGCTTTCAAGGCTTGCCAACGTAGTTCCGAGTTTCTTGGAAGCTTGTTCTTTGGACAATCCCTTAGCCCGTAGTGATAGGTAATCCTGCTTTTTCACCTTTGCCATATTTGTTTCGACCTCCTTAATTTTGGTTGCAAATCCTATTGGTTTTTTGTGTGATGGTGGAATCGGTTTGCCTTGTATCGCAGCTAATTCCTCTGGATTAAGGGTGTAATGATTGATTTCGCTTGGTGGTGATCCACCTTGAATTTCATTCTTCCAATTGGGTACAGATGTGCCCATATCATCCCTCCTTCACTCAAAATAAGAACGGCTGTTCCGTCAATTGGGTGTGACTATCTGCCGCCGCAGGCTTCCCCCGGCGTTTGGTCGATTTTGATTTTTTCTTCTTCGTTTTCTCGTACTCTTTGTATCCGACCGGATCGATGATGGACCAGATCACTTCTCGCTGGTACTCCAGATGGAAATCGTCCAGCGTCTTCTCACCGTTCCGGATCCGATAAACCGCCTCGCCGATCTTGGCGATGATATAAGCGTCAACCACGTCATGCCTTGGGTTGGAGTATCCGAAGTGCTCCAGGGCCGCGGCTGCCATTGCCTCTTTTTTTGCTTTCCCTTTGAGTCGTTGTTTGGATCCAGGCTCCCCTACCCAGCCGCTTACATTTACGAATTTCTTAACGGCATTGGGGGCAACCTCGTCGAATTCTAGCCCCCTGCGGGTGATCATCCCTTCGAGACCGCCGTGAATCTTGGCTGTGGTGATCAACATTTCGGTTGCGTGCCCAATCCCCTCTTTGGTGACCACATCTCCGGGCCGGAGAATGCTGTATATCTGATTTTCAAGGGAAATCCGCTGCTCTTGAGTGATGCCACCCGGCTTATACTCTCCTTTCCCTGTCAGTACAGCTGCTCCTATGGGCTGTCCCGTGGCATCCAAGATGACCACTCCTGTATTTGTGGCGGGGTCGATGCCGACGATTCTCATTCTGATGCCTCACGGCTCCATGAAATCAACCAGGATATCTGATGGTAAAGGTACCGCTGATGTTGATTAATTTTTTTCCGGTAATAAAGGTTGGTCTCGTTACTGATCGCTTCACGATGCTCACCACAGAGATCGACCAATGCCCAAGTACCTTCAGCAGCATGGTTACACTTTGGAAACTTACATCCTGGCATCTTGCACAACCTCCCATGACCGCTGCCGTGCGTACTCATTAATCTTGTAGAGATGATCAAAATAAGCTCGTTTAATCACATCGTCGAGTACTTTGTTTGCTTCGCTTGGTGACGTGATCTCCCTTGCCTGCTGCCGGATTAGCCCAACGGTTACCTGAAGTACATCAAACAGTTCGCTGAGCATGCGGCGCTGATCGTAGTTCGCTGACTCAATTTCCTCAACCAACTCGTTTACTTCTTCCTGAAGCTTCACTCTCATATCCCCTGGCTGGTATCCCTTAACCGGATAATCAATCAGAGGGATAGCAAAGCATATATGTTCTGGCATCCGTTTCCCCTCGCTTTCTAAAAATCCAGCCATCCTCCCAAACTCTTCTTCGGCTTCTCTTCAACTGGCTGCTGTGGCTCCTGTGGTTCGTTTTCTGGCGCCTGTTCAGATTCCGGCTGTATTTGTTCCGGTATGTGTTTTGGTCCTCCGCTTAGGTCCTGATAAGGCCATCCTAATTCTTCATACTTCTTACGTAATTCCGGGAACTCTTCCGCGTACTTTCCTCTGCTGTATTCCTGCACAAGCTGTGCGGTTCGAGTGAGCATCCACTTTTTCCGGTTAATGTCCTCCTCGTCCGCCAACGGATCGATATCTTCCAATTCTTCCGTCAATGAGACCATGCCTTGTATAGCACGGTTGAATTCTTCGTCATCTTTTATAACTCGGCTCATGCGCTTAATCCCTTCTCCTTGCGCTTTTGCTTCATTTCTTCGGTGATATTCAAGAAGGACTGGTACGGTTTGTCAAACACCATGGTTATCGTTCCAGTGCCGACGTTTCGACCCTTGGCAACGATCAGATCAATCAGACCTTTACGGGCGCTATCTGCGTTGTAGTAATCGTCCCGGTAAAGGAATATAACGATATCAGCATCGCTCTCAATATTTCCGCAATCTCGAATATCTGACATCATAGGACGCTTATCTTGTCGCTGATCTACGCTTCTTCCTACCGCAGCCAAACACACAACCGGAATCATTAACGTACGAGCAATTTGTTTGAGTTGATAAGAGATATACTTGTACATTTCCCTCTCGCTCGTGAAGTTCTTTTCACTTCGGAGATGCTGAAGGTAATCAATATACAGTGTCATTTTGGGATACAGCTTGACCATCCTGCGAACGGTACGCCATATATGTTCAATGGTCGGGCCTGACGAATCGTCGATGAATATCTTACGTTCACCAATCAAATCGGCGGCCCTACTGTAACGTTCCCAGTCACTTTCTGTCATCTGGCCGGACTTCATGTGCGATATCTTGACCCGTCCAACCGCCCCGATCATTCTCTCAAGCATATTAAATGCCCCATCTTCACCAGAGACAATAAATGAAGTCGATCCGTCTTCACTGGATGCATAAGCTTCATTGCAAAGGTAAGCTGATTTACCTACCGACGGCCTGGCTCCGACGACGATAAAATCACCGTTCTGATGCCCTTTACTCATGTTGTTGTAATCTGTGCTGCATGACTTACGTCCGGTTACACCTCCAGGGTGTTGCGACCGCTTGATGATTATCGACGTATGCCTCTCAAGTAGATCCGATAGATTCATCGGGCCGTCCTTAATCGATGTTCTAGCCTGGATATCCTCCAGTTCTTCCATGCGAGCCTTGGCGTTTTGCAAGGTTGTTTTCCCTGTTGCTATTAGCTCCGCAGCATCTTTCATCTCACGCTGTACATATTCATCGTTAACAATCTGTTGATAATGCCTGAACATCCCATTGGTGTGCGGAACTGATCTTTGGATTTCAGTGATTCTACTGAATCCGCCGATCTTCTCCACTTTCTTCCCCCAATGTTGTGCAAGTAAGGGGAGGTAAAAGGGATCCGGCTGATCTGAGAATTTCTTATACGCGTACTTTAGCACCTCGAAGATTTTCCCATTGTCCCAAGCCGGGGAGAATGATTCCGGCATCAGAACGCAGTCGTCCATAAGTGTTTTATCCAACATTATCGATCCCAGGACGTTGATCTCAGCTTCGTATAAGTAGTTGTAATCATTCATTTTCATCACCGCCGCCGCTGTAATCCTTGAAGGCCGGAACCCTAGTCTTGTTAAAAAGTTTTTGTAGCTTCTCCAGAACATGATCTGGGGGTGGACCGACAATATTGTTTTCGTGGTACTCCTTCAAGGACAAAACTTCTTGCTCTCGCTCAATTTTCTGCACGTCATAAATAGAAAGTTGTTTTTTAGGTCTAAGAATATCGGCTATAGTCGGTTCGAATCTCTCGTTATCAATGTGTAAATCCAAGGCGTACATAGCTTGATCCAACGTGACCCCATTGATATTCAGTCTTTCATGCCAAAGCTCTGCAGTTGGACTTGATAGAGCCCTACCACTTTCATCGCGGTTAATTAGATTTGTGAAGCCTGGATATGCCCTTTTGATTTTCGCCAACAATCCGATCACTTCCGGCATTGATATTGTCTGCACCTTTGTTCACCTCGTTGGCATAAAGTTGTTTCAGATCGTCAAAGTCTTCATTCGCCTGTTGGCTACGATTTTTGTACCCCCCAGACTTTTGTTTGTTCTTAGACAGATGTTCCTCATATTTCAATCGCAACCATCCACCTCGTTTAAACACTGCATAATCACTTGCATAAAACTTATCCACGGATAATTTGTATGAACTGAGAACATCGAGCATCCACGTTAATCCTTCTTGTCCAAACTCGTTCAGCAGCTTCTCATGTTCTTCGGGCTTGAGCCATACACTTTCTGCATATTCACTTTTGCCCTCACGACTCTTTTCCACTTTGGATTTAGAAGCCATTTTGTCTACAGCCCCTTTGTGAGTTTTATCAGTTAAACATTCTTCTTTAATACCTTCTTCTTTAATACCTTCTTCTTTCATTGGTTGCTCTGCTGGTTGCTGTGCTGGTTGCTCTGAAAAATTCTGCTGGTTGATTGTGCCTGAAATCCCTTGTCCTGCTTGGGTTCCTGCTGGTTGCTCTGAAAAATTCTGCTGGTTGCTGTGCTGGTTGTTCTGCTGGTTGCTATTTTGGATTATTTCGGGCTCATATTCGAAGGAATAAACAGTGAATTTACTGTGCCTTTGGGTCTGTTTTATGAACCCTTCATCAATCAGTTTTTTGATGAGAGTCTTCAGCCGCTGCTCGGATATATCAAGCCTCCGACTCCAACCAGGGCGACCAAAAATGAATTCCTTGTGATGGATTGTGACTTCCAGCCCGTCTATGGTTCGTATCTCAGGCTTGTCTGAATAACGGGCCAGAAAGTACATTTCACAAAACACCATCCAGTAATCTTTATCACGCCTGAGCCAGTGATTTTGAAGCTCTCTACCAATCGGGATAAACCCGCTCATGCCTCCTCACCAACGTTCTCTTTAAGCGTGAATAGCTTTGTTTGGTATTCAATTCCCCGTGGCACCGAGGACACACCCGAAAATCATCAATGTATTCCTCTCGTCCTGGGTTAATCTCGTTGCCGCATATCTGGCAATCTGGGCAACGTTCATATATTTCTACAACTGCCTGTTCCATAAGTAGATAGGAAAGCCGTTCATTTGAGATTTCATGTGAAATGCGCCTCCTAAGCGTTTATGATTTTGGTGGATTCGTTCTTGCGATGGATAATTTGAAGCAGATCAGCCTTAACCTTGTAAACAAGCCAGTCATTAGGATCAAGTCCAGCTGCTTCTATGAATCGTTTTTGCCTGAGTGTGGGATTCTTTCCATTCTTCAATACTTTCACTCCATTCAGATGATCTATCTATCAGCGACATACACAGGGCACCCAGTCAAAGCTTGTACTTCCTGTTTGAAAAGATCAGCATCACTGTTCGTATCAGACAAGTGAATCAACCAGATTTCTTTGACCTTACTCATGTCGTTTGCTCTGATGAATTCCTTCATGTTTTCAAGGCTGAAATGGGATTTCAGCAAACGTCGCTTTCGCTCAACGCCGACTATTCCTGAGATTATGTTCTGGTCCAAAATATGTTCTGAATAATTGCACTCTATGAGCAAATGTGTCAGACCGCTAAACTGGAACTGGATATACCAGGTATCTGTTGCGAATAACAGCTTTTCCCCAACCTTGTTCACGAGTAGGAATCCAAGTGGTTCGTCAGCGTCGTGTTCGACCTCGAATGGCAGGATCGTCCATGTACCTAGTCTGAATTGCTCCCTGGCCTTCACAGAGATTGCACGATGCCCACACAATCCAGCTGCTTCCAACGCTCCAGCAGAAGCATACAGGTCAATTCCGAATCTCATGATATTCCGCGCAGCCAAAGAATGATCTTGGTGATGGTGGGTCATTAAACAACCAGCTATTTCCGACATTCGATAATTTAGGGCTCGTTGTATGTCCTTGAACCGAAGCCCGCACTCCAGCAGCAGGGGTGTATGACCGTCAGTCACATAATAGGCATTGCCCGCGCTGCTGGACCCTAATGGCTTAATCTCGATCATCAGAAATCGTCGTCAGCTGGAACGTTGTTCTTCTCAGGCTTATTGCTGGCTGGAGGTGGTGTCTCCATCTTCTGTTCCTGTTTAGGTTGATCAGGAGCAGGCTCGTCTTGTGGCTTCCATTGTGGTTCAGTTGGCGTCTCAGGCTTGATGTCGATCGGTTCACGATTGGCTCTTTCTGTGATCTCCTCTCGGACTGCAGCATAATCGCCGTCTGAAGCTTGATCATGAATCAGCTCAACAAAGGCGCTACCGAAATCTTTTGGAATCTTTTTGACCAAGTTGTTCCGCATCTTACGAATGATCATGGCCTCACGGCTGTGATACTCAGACCATGCCGGGCTAATCCATTTTTGAAGCTCGTCATCATCCAGTGCCTTCAATCCGAGTTCTGAAGCTTTCTTCAACAGAACAGTTTTCTTCTCAGCAATTTTCTTTAACTGGTCAGCATTAGCGTCATATCTCGTTTTCCCTGCTGGCAGCACGCCGAACGTTTCGTTCATCATGTTATTTTGAATATGTGCGACGAGGTTTTTAGCTACGTCATCACGTTCTGAAATAAAGTATTGAATACTCTGATCCTTGAAGATGATCGGATACACAACCCGCACGACATCCCCCTTGCCTTTAGGTGTCCATTTCGGAGGAGTCATCTCCAATCCATTAAAGGACGGGTATTCGAATTCATCTCCTTCTCGCACCAACCAGAAGGGACGGACCTGATCGACGTTTCGACCGAAGTTACTCAGGATCGCATCGTTACCGTCGCCTTCGATCCCCATTTCAATCTGCTTCTTCCAAACGTCCTTACCATCGACCTTGACCTTGACGTTCCGGATTTGGAAGTACACTTCGCGCGGACTGGCAGCCGCATTCAACTTCAGTGCAGCCACATTCAGCAGGGTTGTCGTCACATTGTTTTTGTCGAGCTGCGAGTCGTTGAAGCTCAATCCTTTTGTGTCCAAAGCAGCGTTGATGGAAGACAAAGCATTCATAACGCACTGCTTCGAATACTGATCCATGTTGATGCCGTTATTGACTAATTGACTTTCGATCATTGGAAGGAATGTATCATTCACTTTTGTTAATCCAGTGGAATAAGTTTGGTTACTCAAGGTTAAACGCCTCCTGTGTGGGTTTCGGCTTTATCAACGTATAAGTCGTGATATTCTTTGCTTACGATCAATCTGATTTGCTGGCCTGCCGTGCTCTCGATATCAGTCACAGCCTCAGCGTTATCGATAAATATTGGAGCGATCACCTTGTAATGCTCCGACAGAGTATTGATGATATCCAAGCCGGCATTAACCTGTGCTGCTCGGTTTAGGCCGTCTTCGTATGGAACCAGGTTCGGACCATAAAGGATTTTGCATGTCTCATTCAAAGCGCCGTTAACCTGGGTTTCGAACAACCGGAATTTCACGTTACGGAACTTGGCGTTGATCTTGGATTCGAGCATCTGAACTTTTGTGCGAGTAAACTCCTCTGTCAGATAGAGCTGCCGCTCCAATTCTTCATATTGCCGAGCAAGTTCTTTCTCCTCTGTCTTCAGCTCCTCGATGCGCTTCTGCCCTCTTTGGATCTGATCGAACCCGGCGTATTTTCTTTCTTGGGACTCGAGTTCAGCACGCAGACTTACCACTTCCAAACGGGCCTCACTTAAGGCACTGACAGACTGTGAGCGAAGTTCTCGTATCGTGCGCTCAATTTCCTCGCGCTCCTGCAATTTGCTTGCATACACTGGATCAGAAGCAATGTTTGGAGTAGATGACTCGAGTGTTTCGATTCCTGTCACGAGCTCTTTGATTTCTTGGTCCAGGGCATCCATCTTGATTCGGTTAGTTTCGATTGTGTCTGTGATCTGTTCAATTTCTTTAGCCCATTGATCAGCCAAAAGCTTTTCGGTTTTTCCGCGAGACACGATCTGTTCAAGGGTTTGGGATTTTCGTGTGTTAAACTGCTCCTCTGCCCTTTTCCGCGCTTCTTCAACCTTTTCTATGGGCAACGATTGACCGCAAGTTGCACACGAGTCTTCACCGGAATAAACGAACTGCGATTCTTTTTCCTTGTCTCGCTCATCACGCAGCCGGGCTCTCGTTTCCTCGTTCTCTTTAATTTGGGAGCGCAGCCTTGTTACATGGGCTTCCATCCTTTTCGTTGCATCCTCAAGCGCCCCATAGTCGGCGTTTTTCTTGGAGAGATGCTGGCGCTTGGCACTGATTTTTTCAAACGAACCTGCCTGGATTTCATTTTTGATCTGAAGCAGCTCGCCATCGATCTCCCGCAGACGGTTTGTTTTAACAGCTATCTCCCCGCCGTTCTGGATTCGGTTCATTTCGTCTTCTTTGTTGCGGATCCGGTCGCGAAGCGTCTCGATTTGCTTTTGCATCATTTCCTCATTCAGACCGTCAGTATCAGGCATAACTCGCTTGATTTCTGCTATGCCGTTGGGGATTTCCTTCAGCCTGCTATTAATTCGAGCCTGATCGCTTTTGATCTTATTTTTGTGAATATCCAAGGTCCGATTTTCCAGAATTGACGGAAGCTCGGACAAATCCTTGTTGTTCGAGATAACTTCGTTGTCGGATATGTCACCGCAGACCTCCAACAACAACTTTCGGCGTTCATTTAAATCAAGTCGCTCAGCATAGTACGATGGATTAGTCAGCAGTTTGAACGCTTCCTCGTCAATGATCTTTGAAATCTCAGTTGTGTAATTTCCTTCACTGTATGGAGCGCCATCAACAAAATGATTTGTCTTATGACCTGTGAATTCAGCAGTAGCAGCTCCGCGCTTCTTCGTCCATTTTTCGGTGAATACTTTACGGAACTCCCGGCGCTTCCCATCAACTTCAAGAACACCAATGACCTCGTGCTCAACTCCATGCATCGGCTCACCGTTAGATTCCAGGGTTTTAATCCATTTCTCAGGTTTCCCCTTCTCCCTGCTGTCCTTGTTAAACAGGAGCCAGTAGAAACCATCGAATAGAGTCGTCTTACCCGCTGCATTGGGGCCGTAGATGTTGGTGTCCTGACCGTCTGGCTGAAGAGTGACTTCCTGAAGACCTTTGAAATATCTAAAGGTTAAAGAGATAATCTTGATTTGCTTTACCATTTGCCTTCCTCGCTTTCCGTGGTATTATGAATTTGTATAATTTCTTATTGACCGCTCTCATTGGGCGGCTTTTTTTGTGTGATCTGTGACAAGGTTGTATTTTTGTTCGATGATGTTCATCTGGCCTTTCAGAACTTCCCTATGCTTTGGATCGGTTTCCTCCAGGTACCATTCGTATAGAAACAGCAGCTTATCGATGTCTTTCAGGGTTTCAGGTGTAAGAGATTCGCGGAAACTACTAAACAGTTCGCTTTCTGTTCTCATGCTTTAAAGCTCCGCAAGTTCTTGTTCGAGCCGAGTAATTTCACGGTTGATAGCTTCAATAACAAGCGTATTTATCTCACCAATCAACTCATTCGAACCGAGGTCAGGTTTTTTAGCAAAACTATCAATGTGTCCAGTTGTATTTCCGTGTTTATCAAAGAATCTCATCCGATCGCAAATAATCATCCCGGTGCGCGTGCGATTAAGCTCCTCGATTTTCCTCATGATGGCTTTACCTTTCGTCACTCGCTCTGCCATCCATTCCAACGTCTTTTGATCCATGTGATTTCCTCGCTTTCTATTAATTTTTATTGTTAATTCCCATCCAGTTCTATTTCAGCAGCTTTCTCTTGCAAACTCTTGAGCATTGAAGGAATATTCAGGCGATTGATAATATCTGCGGAAAGCTGTTCGCGTAAGTTCTTTTCGAGCGTGCTCAGAACAGTATTTTCAGCCTTCTGCCGTGCATCTGCTATAAGTTCCGATAGTTTCTTTTCAAGCTCCTTGCCGAGCATATTCTTGGCGAAATATTCATGAACGGTATATTTAGCTTCGCGTTCGCGGTCTGTACGTTTGCCATATTCATCGAATACCTTTCGTTCAAGGAACTTGTCATACTGCGTACCAACAAATTCACTGAGGGATAGTAACTTCACCTCATCCCTCCACATGCCTGTGTCATATGGGATTTTGATGTTTTGAAGTTTTTCTTCGAAGATGGCAATAAGGAAATCACTTGTTACCTTGTCAGCAGCTTCTTTGATTTTTGATTCAATCGTAGACTGTACTTGCTTTTCTACTTTATTGATCAAACGATCTTGCAAGCCCCTTACAACCTCGGTTCTAAGTTCATCCGAAACGGTTCCAGTTTCAGAGTCAAACCAGTCCAGCTCCAACTCAACTTTCAGCTTTGTCATTGCTCATTCTCCTTTTTTAGGGCTCAAAAACCCGATTTTGGCAAAAAAATAATAGGTGTTACCGATTTTACACGCGCGGCGGCCAGTTCCATTGACCAGGTTCGTTACCTTGGCGAACGTTTAAAACATTGAACTGATGTCCGAATTCATTCCATACAGATAAATTCACAACATTGTCTACAACTGCGACAATAACTGCAGCTAGTGTCTTACCCACTTCATCGTTAAAATGAACTATACGTCCAATACTTGGTTTCATTGGTTTGTTCACCTCCAGTTATTCGTTTTCGCAATCTTCACACTTACGTGGATACCCCGGCTCCTCGCCATCCACATAAGCCCCGCACACTTGGCATAATAGCCCCTTCAGAACCATCTCAGCAGCTTCTGTCGTTTTCATCTCCTTCCTCATATGGTTCGAATTGATCCAGTACATCCTGTTCCGTCAAATTCGGTGTGTGGAATGCTGGTGCGGCAACTGGTGATAATCTGAATATTTTGATTTCCTCCACCACAACAAATCGCTGCCCCGTTGACTTGAGCTTAAATTTCTTTCCTATCTCGACCTTGCTCATCTCCTGTTTCACCTCCTTCCAGTGAATGATGTTTTATATGACTTCCTGCATTACATCCCGACGATCACCCCACAGTTTCAATAGCTCCTGACGGCATCTCCGGTATTCTCCACGAGCATCCAGCGCTTCCAGGTATCTGCGCTCAGCCAGCATACGCCGTTCAGCTTGCAAGGCTTGTACCATCTTCTTGCGTAGTTCATTTGCTGCGTTCAAGTTTGCTTCTCCTTTCTTTCATCTCTGCTACCATCCAAAGCCGGAAGACAAACAATGCATTGATGAGGACCCAAGCTGCGACGATCAGCAATGCGGTCATTGTGATTCCCTGATGCGAGGAAAGTCGCGTTCGATCATTGCGATTTCCATCAGGACGAAGTCAATTTTCGCGGGATTCACAAGGCCACTTTCTGAGAATATGTGAAGGTTGTTATAGTGGCTCATGACTTCCACAGGGATTTCATTAATCTGCGTCACGAGTACTTCGCCTCCATTTCATCTAATTTGACGGTGATCTCTTGCACCCAATCCATATCCCCCGCTGTCTGTGCTTCAAGCGCCAGGTTCTTCAACTCATCCGTCTCTCGGACTAGCATGAGGTTGTCCATCAATAGTGGGAAAAGCAATCTCATCTCAAGATTTCTGACTTTAAGCTCGCCACTATGATGGTCAATTATCATTTGTACAAGCTCGGCTAGTTTACGGTGTGCTGGGTGGATGATGACTGCCATGTTAATCACCGTCCTTCGTTGATGATCTTTGCGCAACTACGGCACAACTTCAGATCATCTATTTCAGTCATCCCGGGTTGCTGCTGACACAATGGGCAGCACGATAATGAAATCGCCTGTTGTACTGATGGAATCCACTCTTCAATAAATTTGATTCCCGCGTCATAATCTTTTTCAAGGGTGTCACGGTATGATCGAATCGGCTTAAACCACTGCCTGTACTCACTCCAGAGCATTGAAAATCCACGCCGCTTATTAGCCTTAAAATTCTCTGAATCCGGATCTCCCAACAGTTCGATCATCCGAGCTCTTCCCCTCACTCGAAGCGCTTCTTGATCTTTACGCGTGCAAATCACGCGCTTTTTCAATGCCTCAATTTGCTTTTCATACAAGCTCAGACGTTCTTGTAATGATTGCACTTCAACTGATGTCAAAAACTTTGCCTGCATCCTCCCCTACCTCCTCAATAATTGGATTCTGTAATGCTTGGTTCCATTTGGCCCGATTGCGACTGATTGTTTCATCCAACTCCGCCCAAAATTTAGCGGCGTATTCTTGAGCTTCACGGTGATCTGAAATGGATGAGAAGTACATCAGAGCGCTTGACAGATCGACATCCACATAGGCCCTTGTTTTGTTCAGTGACTCCTTCATTTTTCGAAGATTTGAACGGGCATTTTCATCAGCGGTATTCCGCTCAAGCATTTCGTCTTCCATCCTGCGATTAGCTTGATACAAACGCTGGTTTTCCTCGATCAGCTCACGCAGCTTCTTTTCATCCTCCGGTGAACGTTGTGTGTTGGATTTTAACGTTTCAATCTGTTGGGCAAGAGCATGCTTTTGTGCTATTGCAGCCTGCTTGTCCATCTCAGCTTCGTGAGCTCGCTGTTCGGCTGCTGCCCTATCCTGTTCTGCATTCTTTAGCGCCTTCTTCACTTCCCGGAGTTCACGGACCGTCATTTCATCAACTGTCTTCGTTTCTCCCGTTGAAGGGATTTCGTGTTCCTGTTCGATGAACTCTTCCCTGTCGATAGATTCTGGAAGTGAGAGCATTTCAAAGATTTTGCTTGTTTCCAAAAGCGACGACGTCGTCGTATTTGAGAACTGCTCATACGCCTGAATCATTCGCTGTGCGGTTCGCGGAATTAAATCAACCTGTTCAAGCCATGTTTCCCATTGCCCATGAGCCAAGTCATTTTCCTTTACGTGCATTAATCGTTTGCCGATCTCGAATACTGACTGTCCGGCGATTTGTTTGTAACTGTTTATTTCAGCGGTTATAATCTGAAGATCGTTAGATAATGTTAGCTCGTTCATACTCACCATCCTTTTCATCAGTAGCAGTACAAGAAATACTGATCGTAATTCCAAGTGCATCGCAGACTTTATTTATCGAGTCTTCGTTCCATCTACGTTCACCTGCCAACAAATCATGTATGTGCTGATAGCTGTATCCTGTTGCACGGGCAATTTCGGCTTTCCTCATTCCCGTTTTCTCCATAACCACCTTAACTGCCTTGGAAAAATCCATTATGTTGCTCACCTCCTGTGATTCGTATTATCACGCTAATAGCTTTATTTATCAAAGTGAAAAATAAAGCATATTGCGTTATTTTAGAGATATTTTAAGCTATATACAGCTTAATGCTTGATTTTTCTCCTATTTCCAGCTATTTGCGTGTTTACTTTTAAATATTTTAGTGATAGTATCTATTCAGCATATAGCTTTATTTTTAAGGAGCGATGAGAATTGGATAACAGTAACCGTATAAGAGAACGCAGAAAAGAATTGGGGTTAAGCGGTCCAGAGGTGGCTGCCGAACTCGGAATTTCAACTCAGTACCTGTATGATATTGAACGGGGAAAACGTGGACTAAGTGGAGAAATATTAATTAACGTGTCAGAAATATTAAAAGCAACAACCGACTATTTGCTGAAGAAAACGTCCCTCAATTTTTATGGTGTTGATATTACAAATAAAAACTCCGATCCTCATGAGGAGTCGGAGTTAGCTGATATTCCTATTGAAAAGTTAAACCAATTTAAACTTACGTATAAGGGGCATGAATTAAGTAAAGAAGAGGCGGATGACGTTATCAATCTTTTAGAAGCTGCTTTGAAACGCTGGAAAAAATAAGGTTATCCAAGTAAGTGTTCACTTCAGAAACATCGATACCTTTATTAGTAAGCATCTTCAAATAATCTTCTAAACTAATGTCAGCTTCTGATTTTTGCATGTACAGCCCTCCAGTAATAGTGCAATGCCTGATTTTTCCGTGTGAGATTGTAAAAAAAGCATATCATAAAACCGAACAAAAAACGAGAACGAATGTTCCGAAAACGAAAGGAGTTATGAATGAGTTTCCAGCTCGGGGATTGCACCCTGCTGGAACGACTAAATGAGAAGGGATGGACACAAGCAGAGTTTGCTAAACGTATGGGTGTTTCACGCCAGTATGTAAGTAAGCTCATCAATGGAGAACGCAAGATGTCCCTCGAATTTGCCTTTAATGCTGCTCACATTTTAGGCTGCCGCATCACAGATTTATACATCCTCAAAGTCGTTCGCAGGAGTTGAGTGGTTTTCACTCTCCCCCGGGCTACTTGTCACCCAAACGGGTGACACATCACTCCTTAGTTACAAAACCTTCCTAGCACCACCCCCTTTAAAGTTTTTTGGACGCAAAAAGGCCACTACAAATATCAAATAAGATAAGAAGTATCTCTTTTGAAATTCAAAATTCAATAAGTGTGCGTATAACTATCACTATTGAACTTTTTTTTAAAAGAGATGATGCTTCTGTCCTCAAACTTGATTTTGTAGCGGCCTTTGTAAACCACTAATCAATAATTAATCTACTTAGAAAGCCCCTTCTGCCCAGGCTAGGAGTAAGTTAATTGGTAAATATATGATATGGTTCTCATAATAGCACATAATATATTCAAGGTTCAATCTCTAATTTTCTTTTTCATTTCCTCGACATTATTTGAATGCTGCAGATTTTTGGGGCTAAACAAGATTACCTGAATCTGCTAGACTTTAAGTAATAATTATATGAGGTGAGAAAGTGAAGAAAACATGGGTGTTTACTGTGCTGATTCTCATATTACTTGCTGTTACGGCTTGTGGTAACTCAGAGGGAAAATCAGTTGATCAAAGTCGTCAATTATTACTTAAAGAAGCTGAGCTTTACATTAAATTAATGGAAATGGGAGAAACAGAAGAAGCAAAATCGTCATCCGAATTTATTCGGAACCTGGCAGATGGTGAGGACAAGAAACAATTTCTTGAGTTGGCAGATCTAATGGATCAAGAGGATGTAGAAAAAGTGCGGGCTTTGCATGCGAAATTAGGCGGGGAATACATTGAGCCTAAAACCACCTCGAATGTTCTAACTGAAGCAAACGATAAATTTGCTGCTCTTTCTATTGAAGCTGCTCAAATATACGTTGAGTCTGTCGGTCCCGTATCGTTAGAAAATCGAACTGACATCGCTGATCTTATTAAGAGTAATTATCTTCTTTTATCAGAAGAACAGCAAAATGATTTCGAGGAACTTGCTAAATTTATCGAAAATGATAACAAAGACAAAGCTATAGAATTACATCAAAAACTCAAAGATAAATATGGCCTATAATAATTAAACCTGTCGGCATCTTAGCTGACAGGTTTTTTAATGTTTCGTCATTGTAATTATTACAGTTCTTTAAGTGGCCGAAATTATGTCTTCAATTCGAATCCACTGCCATTCGTCTGTCTCTATCGACAGCTTAATCTCCCGTCTGAATTTATGGACCATAACAACGATGCCGGTCAATTGCAAATCCTCGTACTCATCAAACAGTTGCAATGTAATTCTTCGATGGTCATTATAAGATTCGGCCAACGCGCTTTCGATTAGTTCGATTTCCTGCGCATCTAGTATTGGCCTTCCTTTTCGGCATTCTTCATGTTGCTGACAAATAATAGCTTCTTTATGCTCAGGCAGCATCATACGGCTTGATTCCCAAAGTCCGTTACCCTCCAGCTTTTTTCGTGTTGTCATTTATAGTGTCCTCCAATCTTAGCTGAACGATCAAGCGCTTGGCCTGCTGCTGTCATCGATGCAGCTCTGATGAGAATAGAATTACCGTATTTGTTTTTCAAAGCATCAGTAGCTTTTTCCAAGGCCATGGACTTCTCCCTACCTGAATCAAACAGCGACATTTGATATTCCGTATCTGGTGTCAGCTGCGTCAAACTTATGCCTACACGCCGGACCGGCAGACCGTCCCAATACAACTCAAGAAGCCTACACGCCCATCGGTAGACTTGATTAGTAATATTGGAGGGGTCCTCCATCTTCATTTGATGGTTAAATCCTGTGGGATGGTCATAATCTGCCCCCATACAGCCAACAGATACCACATGACCCATACAACCAAGAGCACGGCAACGCTGGCAGACCAGCTCCGTTAGTTCCAACAGTATGACCTTAATCTCCGCCAAAGTGCCATAATCCCTAGGGAGCGTCATCATATGCCCTACAGACTTGGGGGCGACCTGATGTGTCCCTGGCCGTACTGGGCTGTCGTCAATTCCGTTGGCAATACGCCAATACATCTCTGCCTGAATATCTGAGTTTTTACCAAACTTCCGGCGCATCATCTGCTTTAACTTACCAAGCGTTGTTTCTGCAACGCTGCCGATCGTAGGCATGCCCATCGAGACAAAATGACGTGTCATACGGCTTCCAGCCATAAACATATCACTCACGGGCCGTTTCCAAAGCGTTTCGGGAAGCATTTCTTTGGTCAAGGTGTATATGCCGGATGAATTTTTCTTGGCGTAATTGTCACACGCTGTCTTTGCTAGGATTTTGGTTTCTGAAATGCCAAAACGGGCATATACTCCCGTTGACTCTTGGATATGATTTTGAATAATTTGCGCAAGTTCCTTTGGTGTGCAGCCGAACAGGTGTAAAGAGCCGGTTACATCCAGAAACTGCTCATCGATGCTGTACGGCTCCACAAGGTCTGTATACTGCTTGTATATCTCCGTAATTTGCATGGACACATCTATATACTTTTGCATCCGCGGTCTAATAACAACAAGATCAGGGCATTTGGCGACTGCCTCCCCTATCCTCTCTGCAGTCGTTATCCCTTTTGACTTGGCAATTGGGCAAGCTGCCAGTACGATGCCAGACCGCCGCTCTGGGTCCCCTGCAACTACTAGTGGACGATCTTTGTACTGTGGATGGTCTACTTTTTCCACACTTGCATAAAAAGATTGGCAGTCTGCCAACATGACCACTCGGTTCGATGCCTTCACTGTTCGCACCCTCTGTCCGAAATATTTAAACCCAAGTAAGTGTAAGACCGCTGAATAACCTCTGCTTCGATCAGCCCCCAAAGCATAGACAGCTTATGATGATATCCTCTGCAAATAAACTCAACTTCAATGCCGAGCTTTGTCCTTCGCTCTTCATAAACTTTCAAACCGCACTCACGCATGTCTCTTCGTACTTGAGCCAAATCACCTAAAGCAGCTGCCTGTAAATGATCGATTATAACGTTAGTCATTTCTGATGTCTTTAAATCTGACACGCAAAGAATCGCTCGATCCTTTTCAAGAACATCAAGCAACAAAGGGATCAAAGTGTAATCCTTAACCAGTTTAGTTTCTTCTGGCTCTAACCCAATACTCAACATCATTCCTCACCTCAAAAAGAGAACGTTTGTTTGTATTATATGCGAACGTTCGTTCTTTTATCAATGACAAAAGAAGGAATTCAATTGTGTTTGAAGAATAAACGACCAGAAGAGAAAAGGGGGTTGCCTTGCTCATGTGGAGAAAAGAAATACTTGCGGCAATTGAGAAGAAACAATCAGTTACAATCAGGTTGATGGATGGAGAAATACTGCAAGGGATCGCCGAGACTTGCGCGGATCGGGTTAAGATTCGAAGTGATAATGGAGTGGTTTACATACCTATTTTGGATATCGATCATGTAAGTAGGTTAATTCAATTACGATAAAACAAAAGACCCTTAATCGATAGGGTCTTTTTTGTATTCAATCAAGTCTGAAATATTGCTGATCTCTAAAGCAAGCATTACCTTCTCCAGATTCTCAGGAGACCAATGCTTCGATTTGTTCTTAACCATGTCATCAACAGTATTCCAGCGTATCCCCGTCATCTCGCTTAATTGCTTTGTATTAATACGCTTTTCGTCCATGAGCTCACTTAATTTTAAATACAGCATTATACTCACCTCATATTTAATATACCCCAACACATAAAAAACATCAACGATATTAGTTAATTATTTCAACTATTTTAGTTGATGATCAACGATATTCGTTGTATAATAAGAGTATAAGGAGGTGAAAGAAAAAATGCGAAAGACGAGAAAAGAAGAACGACGCGATGAACGGACTGCAAAGATCATGCTAATGACTGCAATCATCAGCTTGATTGTCTCGATCATCACCCTCATCACCGCTCTGGTTCGCTAATCAGACGACCCGGAAGGGAGCCCCACAAGGGGCTTCCCAAAGGGTTGGTGAAATATAAGGTGTCGTTCTTCTTTACTCGATTATACCATAAAGGAGCTGATCAAATGAACGCCTCTAAAATGCTCAAATTAACATCATGGCTTTCAGTTGCATCGATCGTTATCAGCTTAATTACAATAGGCATAGTTATTGCAAGGTGGTAACCATCTGTAACGCAAAAAAGACCCTGCCAGCACACGCACGCCGGTAGGGTCTTTGTATTTATTTTAATGTGTTAAAATCAATACATAAGGAGGCATTATGAAAAAACTATACATAACACTTGCACTTATTTTATCTGTACTGGTTGCCTGCTCCCCGATTTCAAGTATTACAACTAGTGAAAAAGAAACTGACCAGACTATGCCAAAGTTACAGCAAGAACAGGCATCAGGCACACTGCGAGTCTATTACCTCGACGTTGGACAGGGTGATTCCACACTGATACAGACACCTAAAGGTCAACATATTCTAATAGACGGCGGGGATAACCACAAGGGCGACGAAGTGGTTGATTATCTTAAGCAGCTTGGCGTTAAAAGTTTGGATGCAATCATTGCAACACACCCGGACGCCGATCATATTGGCGGGTTGGATACGGTGATCGATGCCATACCGGTTAAGTCTGTTTATGCCCCACGAGTATCACACACCACAAATACATATAAGGATTTTTTGCTTGCAGTTAAAAACAGCGGGTTAAAGATAAAAACTGCTAAAGTCGGTCTAACGCTCCCGCTTGATGGAATTACAGCGGAGTTTGTTGCCCCCGTTGCGGAGTATGGCAAAGACTTAAACGCTTGGAGTGCTGTGCTACGAGTACAATACGGCAACACTTCCTTCCTCTTTACTGGCGACGCAGAGGCCAGAAGTGAAAAGGACATGTTGAAGAGTCCAAAACTCTTGAAAGTCGACGTCCTGAAGGTGGGACATCATGGATCGGACACATCGACATCGCAAGATTTCCTCAATGCGGTCAGACCAACGTATGCCGTAATCAGTGCAGGGAAAGATAATAAATATGGCCACCCAAAGTCTGCTATTATCAATCGCTTGAAGAGAGCTAAAGTAACTGTGTACAGGACTGATACTCAAGGTACGATTACTGCTGTAAGCGACGGGAAGACAATAAAATTCGATACTGTGAGGTAACCAAAATGATAAAGGGAGTTATTGACCGATTTGAGGACGATATCGCTGTAGTCGAAGTCGAGGATGGTAAAACACTGCATTACCCAAAGCATCTCCTACCAAGTGATGCGGAGGTTGGGGATGTTATTAAAATCGATGGCAACCATTTTACCGTGGACAAAGATGAGACAAAAAAGCGAAGAAATGAAATTGATGGGCTCATGAATGAGCTTTTCGAAGATTAAAGCAGAAAGGACCCTACCGGCATAGAGCCGGTAGGGTCCTCACATGTATGAGGTAATTATAACACTACATTCAATAAATCCCTTTATAGGGTACTTTAGGAGTTTAGAAAATTCAACTATCTAACAACTACGAACAAGAATATATTCGCAGTTCCACCCATCCCCGCAACTGTCAAAGTTGCCTCTGTATTACCTCTTGGTCCAGAGACTTGTGTGTCAGGGTACCACTCAACATAACCCCATCCGGTATTATAACTAAAAGTATTTGAGGTAGGGTTTTTTTCTATTTTGTTACCAGGAAAACTTTCACCGTCATTCATGGAAGCATATCTATTGCTTACAATAATAAATTGTCCTGGCTCCCATTTACCACTGAAGTTGTTGATCTTGATCTCTTTTCTTGTAGGACTATTAGCCTTTTGACGCCAATCGTAAGTAACAGTCATACTTGCTTTAACAGAATTCTCCTCTTTTTCTCCTCCTGCTGAATCCATAGGACTAATCTCTGAAGATGGAAGCACAACCGTAACCTCATAGGTTTCAGTTATCTCCTTGTTACCCGAAGAGTTGTCGTAAGTTCCAATAGTCTCCGCCTTAGAAGAAGTTCTCTTCACATCTTTAATCTCATAATCTAACACTTCACCATTCTCATTAGTAATAACCGCTCCAAACTCGAGATCTGGTTTCAAAGCATCAGCTTTAGACGCAGATGTCGTTGCAGGTGAAACAACTCCAAAAAACAATCCTAGACATAAAACTAACGAACTGATCTTCTTCATACTTTGATCCTCCTTTGTTTTTATGACCTCCTACAATATACCAATTACACCATATAATATCAACACATTTAATATTTTATACTTTTTTCCTAAAAGCAGAGGATATAGAATACCCAAATACTATACTAGAAACAATGAGAATATAATCATGTTCAAGAATGAATAGATATATCGAATTATTGAAATTTAAGAGTCCCAAGTCAGACCAAATATAACTCATTGAGACAATAAAGGATGGTAGAGTAAGTGTTAGAAATCGTGATTTATCAATAATATATTTAGTCTTTTTAGTGAGTATGATGTTATCAGAACCAAGTAAAGCTCCAATTCCCCCAAAACACAGTAATAAGATTAACGTTGTATTAGTTGGGCTAAACTCAAAGCGTTCTCTAGCCTGTGTGTAACTGTTGGATAATAGTATACTTCCGTAAGTGAGCAGTACGATAATTAGTACCAAATAGATCAAATCACGCAATATTTTTTTTTGAGTTTGTTTCATCAAACTTCTCCCCTCTCTTCTCAAATGAACATACCCACCTTAACATTAAAAGGATAATTAATCCATTAATATATGTAATCATTAGGTTTTAATTTCCATATTTTCTTCAACTTTTTTGGTGTTTTCCGTTCATCTAAGAAAAAAAGAACCCCGCCAGCAAAGCTGGTGGGGTCTTCAGTATTATTTAAAACTTTGTTAGTGTAGCTGTCTTTGTTTCTTTTTCCCACCCTACTTTAGCGTCAAGAGCTTCACCCACGGCCCGCAGAGGTACATATGTCACTCCGCTCTCAAGTTTCCCATCAGCAATCCGTTTTCCATTTACGATGACTGTTACCTTATCGCTCACAGTAGCTGCAGCCTCCCTTTTTTTAAGGCCCAGGTATTTCGCGATCCCTGTAACATGGCCATCAATCAATGCATTAATGACATCCTGCCGTTTCAGCTTGGCCGCACCAGCTGCCACATCGATAAACAGGTTCTCCGTCAGGACCGCTGGCATTTTAGATTCACGGACCATGTGGAGGTTCGCTGCCTTCTGGCCGCGATCAGTAACTGCAAATGCTTTGAGCGCAGCCATGATCTCCTTATGAAGCACGTCTTGCAGGGACTTCGAAGCCGCTGAAGCATTGGTATATCTGAATGACTCAAACCCACCAGCTCCGCCTCCTGCATTACAGTGAATGGAGACAAGGAGATCTGCACCAGCTTTGTTAGCTGCAGCAGTTCGATCCCTCAACTCGTGGAACACATCCATGCCTCTGGTTAGTAAGACTTGCACGCCCTCGTAATCTGACTCCAGACGCTGCTTGATGCCTTTGGATAACACCAGGACGATATCCTTTTCCTGCAGCCCGTTTCCAACAGCTCCAGGATCCTTACCGCCGTGACCTGCATCAATCCATACCTTCCTCATGACTTAATCCCTTCTTTCGTTTGCTTCACAGCCTGATGACCGAACACCGCGAATGCACCGGCTAGGATTCCCTGTATCAGCGCTTCAACGCTCCATCCAATCAGCCCCACTGTAAGTCCCACAGCAAACACAATAACGATATAAACGATGCTCCAATCAGGTACCTTCGGAGTCTTCTTTAAGATAAATCCGATAACCCAACATGCAACCACAACAATTAACAACCTTGGATCAATGAGTTCTAAAATCATGTTCCATTCCATTTATCTCACCCTTTCGGAATCGTAATTCCATGTATTATTCTATTCTTCCAATCTATCAATTGGTCTGTGTGCAATCCCTGAATCATCATCCTCTACTGCCTTTTCTCCGCTTTTCTCGTTGAATATCTCAATAGCTTTTCTTAATACCTTTGGGACCGGTAAACCCATTCTTCCAACGTTTTCTAAGATTGAAAGCAGCTCGTTCGCCAAATAAAAAAAGACCACAGCATTTTGAAAATACTGTAATCCTCCTAATGCATTATCGATAAAATGAGAAAGTGCAACCAAAAGAAAAATAGCAACTTTTCGAGCGATTCCAAAATAACCTTTCCGGCTTTTAAGCTCTCCATTAATCCATGCGGCTGCCCATCCCGTCAGCCAATCTACAATTACAAACCATAGTAATAAATGTATCAACAGGCTCCAACCTCCAAACATGTAACCCATCAGCGCCCCCGATACTGCGGATATGGTTTTTATAACATGTGACCACTCCCCCATGACCTTCCCCTACTCTCTTTTTTTAATAATAAGCCCCCGGATAACCGAGGGCATAAAAAATACGCCTTGCGGCGCGCTGGTTAAAACTATTCTTCGATCAGAAATTCAAGACCACTATCTGTCAGGATATCCTTAACTCCTGGTTGTAATGTGGATGGTACCTCAACATACTTGGTTTTACCCAAGATTACCCGCTGTGCAAAAAACATTGCCATCATATCCGTGTCACCTCCTTTCAGAAATAACCAAGTGATGAAGCGCCGGATCACTTGTAAACCTGTGTGGCCATCTCCGCAATAACGTCCTCAACGAAATCTGTGCGCTCTGATAAAACTGTAGTCTGAGCTTTCAGCAGAGTGTTTTCTTGCTTCAGCTCTTCAACCTGTGAACTTAGTGCTGGTCGTGGCTCCTGTGGTGTCTCTGGGTCCGTTGGATCAGGATAGGTAAACAACGGTTTGAGTGCGCTCAGATCAACCCGTGTGATCCGTCCGCCCTCCGCAAAGTCTGATGCATACGCTCCATACTCAAGTTGTATCATTCCAACTGTTTCCGGGACGCGTTCAGAAAGTGCGATGTATACCTCGAAGTCTTGTTCGCGCGTCGTCTCAACAACAGCCCCGGTGCGCTCACCGGTATTTTCTATCACATCGCCCGTAATCTTATCAAAATAAATTTTAGACCCTATATTCATTAACCATACACCTCCCAATACACTGTACTGCCGACAATGGCGGAACTTCTGGATGACACCGGAATTCTAAAGCTTGTGCCACTGAAGGTCTGTGTAAAATAATTTCCGTAAAGGTAATTCCAAGCATTTTGTATAATTCCAGTCATGCCAGTTTCTGCGACATGTACCGCAGAAACAAGGCTAGCAGTATAGACAACAATTCTTTTCGGAACAAAGGCAAGTCCGTTAACTTCTATATATGCGGTGTCTTGCCTCCCGCCTCCATCCATAGTAAATTCTATACGATCCTTCACAATAGCGCTTCCTGACGCAAAAGGCTTGCCCTCGATTAACGTACCCAACAAGCCCGCAACATTAACCCCGGACCGAAGGTTATTCGCAGTCAACCCCGGTACCATCGCCGTTACCCAGGACCCCCCATCATAATAGCCTTGCGGTGGGCGAATGAAAAAGCGGTCCCCCGGCCATACGGTTGATTCAAGCCCCGGCATGTGGGTGTTTTCCGCGCTTCGGTTAGGCATACCACCATTAAATGGGCCGCTGGCATTCGAAGCACTTTTCCCGACCAATAGATCCGCTGCTATTGCATTCCCGGACGCCCGAATGATAGCCGATATCTTCGGAATCAACTGCGCCCATGATTCATTTGTGGATGCCTGTACCCCTATGGAATTGAGCGCGGCAACCACATTCGCTTTCTGCTCAACTCCAAGCTGCTTTCCCGCAATGGCTTCGTCCATTGCCGCTTTGACCGCTTTAGGCGTTGCGGCCATGTTTTCAGCAACGCTGTTCGTTGCATTGGATAGCTGCACGATACCCTTTTCGGTTAGAGAGGCATCTGGGATGTCTACATCAATTGCAGCAATCTTCTCATCTGTATATTTCTTTGCCTCTGCTAGTGATTCAGCCACATCGTCAGGAGTTGCGAATATCAAGGAGCTGTTTATCACAGCTGAGACATTCTGAGCCTGTCCGAAAGTGACGATCATATCAATTGTCTTCTCGATGATATCGGCTGCACCAGCTGGCGGAATATACTCTGCTCCGCTGCCTGAATTACCGTACGCATATAGGATTTCGCCCTCATCAGGATCTTGAGCAAAAATACCCATCTCCCGGAAGTAAAATCCTGTGGTCACGTCTTGATTAGATAAGACAGCCCCCACGATTGCTTGTGCCGTCATTAAAGTTTTCAGCCGAGTGATCGGTAATGATTTCTTCTCGCTGATCAACCGGTTCAACGTAGTGATGGACTGCCCTCCTAGTTGACCGTCACCTACACCCATCCGTGTAAATTTTAGTAATGCTCCCGCCTCTGCCTTAGCTTGCAGGTTACGGCCTTTATTGGTCTGAATAAAACCACCAAATGCCCCCATGTATTACACCATCCTTACTGTCATTTTCTCGCCCATACGCAACACACCAGCAAAATATAAGTTAATCGGTTCAGATTGAGACAGGATCACTCGCTCCAAATGAGCGCTCAGCCGCTTGACCGATTCGACCGCTCGATAGAATTCCTGTGCTTTCTCCTGCGTTACTTCCGGATTATTCGTAATGACCTGAAAGTAACCCGGTTCCCCTCCGTATTCAAACCACTCTTCGACCTTGCCCTCACCAAAGAGGATCGTTACCAGGTCCTCAATGGCAGCAGGCGTCCCTTTGATCCGATGAAATTCCTTAGCGTTCATCAGCAGTTGAATCTTCTGCTCCAAGGGAAGTGACGTATCCCAGAAATCAACATGGTTCTGCCACGCCCGCTCATCCGCTTCGGCATCCGTGATCTTTCCTGCAAGTAGTCGGCGGTAAAAGGAAAGATCTTTAACCTGCTGAGTGAGTTCCTGCATGTGGCTATCCAAGGAACGAGCTGCCGCGGATACAGTCGGATCTGCCTGCGCATTCGGCGGCAGTAGGTCATAGATGCTTATCTGATCGATATTAATCATTGGCAAAACCTCCGAACGTGGCGTTAATCGTCACATCTTGGGCCACCTGCAGATCAGTTATCGGCGTATAGACAGGACTGACCACATTAACCCGAAGTGCTCCGACATTCATAATCCTGCCGATCAGCTCGGACTGATTTATATGCCGTCCAAGCTTTGATTTCTGCCACAACGCATAGGACGCCACGGCCTTCTCTACAGCATCCCGTATGACCAAGGACTCGGCAGCACGATCACTGCTGATGTAATAGGTTAACTCGATGTTGTAAGGGACTACCGCAGGAGCCTGGACGGTAACCTTATCTGTAAGTGGTCGGATTCTACGGCCATTAACTTTTTCAGCCACAGCGTCAAGGATTTCCTGAGTCGGGATAACCCCTCCCTCAAGCAATGGCACGACAGTAACCTCCACCGGTGACTCTGACACGGCCGCAACGTCCACAATAGCGGCACTGGCGGTCTTGGCCCAGTAAATGTATCCTTGTTCCGGTCCAGCCGTAGAAAACGACTCAGGAGCCATTCTGATGCGCTCCCGATATGAATCGTCATCCTCGGTATCTGCGCCGCCTGTGGTGGTGGTCAGGTTCGTCACGGACGCGACAAACGGTAAAGGGTCGATCAGTGTATTAACCTGTCCTGACAAAAAACCATTTCCAATCACACCTGGTGTTACGCACTCGATCAGGACATCAATTGATGTGACTCCCGCTGGAATGGTCACCGCGTTTTTAGTGGCAAATAAAATAGAACCCTCTGCACCTTCTGGAGCGACTCGGGTTCCCGCTGGGATGACCTGTGGAGTTACAAGGGGGATAGATAGCGTGAATCGCTCTGTAGTAAGAGCTGGTTCAGCCTGCAGCCGAGGCGTTTCCGGATCACCCAAGTGATCAAGAATAACGCCCTTGGCATAACGAAGTAACTCACCCTTTGCCACCTGATTAATAAGAACGCGTTGCTGGACAAACATCATCCCGAACGCCCGAAGAGCCAGCATATCAGGATCAGCTCGGTTTAATATCCGACCGGTGATCCCCTGGAAGATGGTGACCAACTCGGCAAAAACCTTGTCCACATCATCCTCAACAAATTTGATATCCGGTAAATCAACGAGTGTCATCACTGCACCTCTCTTTCCACGAACCGGATAACAGGCCGTAAGATGCCCTGCTCCGCTTCTTCTTCGCCTTGCTCATAATCAATACTGATGACTTCCGCTCTTGGCTCAAATTCGGTAATGGCAGCTATGAGTTCGTTAACCAGGAGCGCCTGAGAAAGGGGGTAAGGCTGATCGACAACCTCAGGAGATATACCAAAGGCACGATCCAGAGGGACCGTGCCTGCATATGTGCTTGCTATGACCTGTATATTCTGCTTGATAGAGTCGATGCCGGTTAGACCGAATCTCATGGCAGCCGGCGGCGTTCCGATCACCTTATGCTCAATCATACGTATTCCTCCAATGTAACGGACAGCGACGACTTCAGGAGATTTCCATCTCGATCAATGCGTTCCCACGATTGACCAAGACTCATAATCTTCCACTTTCCTTGTCCGAGTGCCTTTCCCCCGATTTGTAACAGCAGCACCTTTCCATCCCTCTCATATTTAAGTAGCTTTTCCATCTCTTTTCGGGGATTCATACCAAGACTCACATCAAAAGACATTGTGAAGGTAATCGTATCAAGCCCCGGGCCTAAAAACTGGCTACGGGGCTTTTGCAGATGTATTTCATTTGTCCCCCATCGGGCCGATGAATCACGTTGAAAATCTTGAAACGTCCGGACCTTAATAGGGGTCTTGAACGAAGAAATAAACACGATATCCCCTAATGCACCAAGTCCAATCTTCATATGATTTCACCGCCTCGTGTGATGGTTCCCTCTACAGTCAGGTTACCTTTAATGGTCACATCCCCTTCAAGGGAGACGCCTCCTGCAGCCTTAACCATCAGTTTTTGAGTGGTTCGGTCATAATAAACATAACTACCATCCTCAAACCAAACTCCTCGCTGATCAGGCGTTCCTGGTGGGTCCTCCTCATCCTCAATTACACCCAAACATATGCCCTCACTTATCCCATTAGCAAGGAATAAACAAGCCACCTCTTGACCGGGCTCTGGCAATTCATTACTGCGTGCCCATCCACCGCGAGTAAGCACGGGAAGATCACCGGAAACCATATCATCCCGATCCTCAAAAAAGGCTGTTATTGTTCCTGATTCCGGATCTGATGTGGAACATGTCCCGATCCGAAAAATATTTCTAATTGCACTCAATCTCACCACCCCAAAACCTTGCGTATTTGAATATCAGTTGTGTATGCTTGTGTACCGACTTTATGTGTCGCACTCACAATGATGTATTTACCGTCAAATCGTCCGTGACCCTTCACGTTAACTGTCACACTAGAAGCTAGTCGGATATCTCCATCAAGGGTGAATGTGGCTAGTCCAGCCTGCTTGTTCTGCTCCCGCAGCTTGTTTTTAGCCAGCCGTTTAGCTTCGGCAACGGTTTCCACACGCTCATTAATCCGAAGCACTGGAAGTCCCTTTGCATTTGGCAGACTATATTCCCCTATAATCACCTTAGGAGTTTTTGTCTTTGCTGCTACAGCTTTGGGCTCGGACTTACCACCCTTACCTTTCCCCTTCTTTTTAGCCTTCTTCGCTGGAGCTGGTGGACGATAGGTAACAATACAAGATCCATATGCTGTTGCCGTGCTGCTCTCGCTAAAGCTGTAGTTTAAGATCTTACTCTTGCCCCGAACAATGTCCAAAACTGCTGGTTTCTTCTCATACTCAGCTTCGTCAAATAGAACTAACTTACCACCTGATATTTTGACGGCTATACCTTCGTCCTTAGCAGTTTTAACCAAAAAGGGTAGGTCGGATTGATCGCTCTGATCTAGACGATCGTATGAAGGATTAGAGGAGGCTGAGTACACAAGTTTTAACTTTGCACGTCTGGCTATATCGTCAGCGATAGTTTCAAGCTTGACCTTCTCCCATGCTTTTGTCCGTTTCTCCTGCTTTGCCTGAGCGCCACTAAGCGGAAGAACTGAGGCTTGTATGATTGCCTCATCCGGTGGTCCTTTAATATCTATAGCGTCTACTTCAAACGATCCACACGGGAGCTTCGCTTTCTCACCTTGTTTATCCCAATTAACCACTGTAATCTCTGCTATGAGCTTGTCACCAAATACCGGCTTCCAGGTTCCTTGCCAGTTCGCATCCCTGTCATCTAATGTCACTGAGATGATGTCCTGATCTCCAGGAGCTGCATCCGTATAGTTAAACTCCTTAAGATATTTGTTTAGGTACTCGACCCCCATCTCTTTACCGTTGTATTTAAGCATCAGAGAGGCCCTGCGTCCATCCACGACCGTTTTCATTACTCATCATCCTCCAGTCTCCAAGGTGGTAGCGTAGAAGCCATAGAGACAGGCACTTCTGGCACATTCAGGATGATACCTGCTGGGAAGATAACAAACTCCACATGGTCAGGGTTTGCATTCATCAACTGAGTCATAAAAGACTCCTTGCCAGCAATTGAAAAGGCGATACCATCCCAAGTATCGCCCTGAATTGTTCTATAGGTTTTCATGATATCGACATCCTTTGTCGCTGACGTTCATGTGCGTTCAGGTGTGCCTCCCAATCACGCTGGGAATCTTTCATAACTGTCCGGACCATCTGCTCATCTGCATTGCCTTGAATGGTTATCTGTGGGCTATACACAGGAGCGAAATTACCACTCGGAGTTATTCCCAAAGCCTCACCTGCTGCAGCATAAAGACCCTTAGAGCGTTTTGAATTATTGACTGGAATAACATATTCATCATCCCCACCTTCGCCAATCCACGCCAGTTCGGGTTGAGTGATATGCCCGCCATCAGCATACCCATTAAAACCTGTCCCTTTTTTCGGTAGTTGCATGAAGTTAACAGGGTTACCAATTTGATTCCACAACACATCGACATTTATTTGTTTTTCTGTCGGCAAGAGATCCATCTCTTGGCGCAGATTAGATACATCCTGCATCGCTCGAGTGAAACGTTCTTGTTCTTTCTGTGATAGCGTTGTGTACTTGCTTGCCTGTTCTTCCAGATCCGCACCGTAGTCCAGTTCGATGAGGTTGAGCTGGGCTTGATATAAATCTTCGTAGCTGGTTCGTGCTGTCCCGAGCTCTTCCATTTTGGCGATATATGAATCTAACGTGCTTATTCTATCATTAGTCAAATCCTTAATATTGCTATCCAATAAACCTAGGTGAGTGATGTTGTCAAATACGAAGCCCACCGTGTCCCCAACTTCATCTGCCTTCTGCCGAAGAGCCTCGAGTTGCGCAGTACGGCCCTCCGAATCATCAGCCTGTATGATTTTTTGGTACTCAGCCTGATACTCTTTAAGTGCAGGCAACGCGGCATCAAGTGCTTGTTTTTGCTCTTGTAAGTCGGCAGTCTGCTTTTCGAGCGATAATATTTCCTCTTCCAACTCCGGAAGCTTTTTCTGACCTTCAGCAGCTTCCTTCTCAAGTCGTAGCTTTGCAAGTTCAAGCTCCGCGTCTGATTCCTGCTTTAAGAGCCCTACTTTTTCCCTGACCTTACCACTTTCAACATCATATTGAGTTATGGTCTCGGGATAAAGTTCTTGCAGTTTTGCAGTCACTTCAGCTAATTTTTCTTTTTGGGCAACAAGCTCTTGAGAATTTCCACTACTGTTTGCTATTGCATCGCTCAGATTGTTATAAGTCCAAACCAAGTCATTGGTCTGTTGCGCTTTTTCAGAAGCTGCATCGTACTGTTTAGCAGTTTCTTCTAGCTTATCCCCCATGTTAATGAGGGATTGACGGGCCATATCTTGGTGCTTTTTATAAGCGATAACTCCCATAGTGAGGGCGCCAACAGCACCAACGGCCAAGCCTACCGGATTAGTTAACAGCCCTGCGAACTTGCCGAACTTGCTTACTCCATCCGTTGTATCGAAAACGGCTTTTTTAACTTTAGTGATATCTTTAACCATGCTCACTGAATTTTTCGCAAGCATGGCGGCAGGAACGGCAAGCCCAATAGCTTTTATTACGTCTTTATTGTCCTTTGCCCAAGCTGTCATGTCCTTCAGTACCGGCATCAAGTCCTCACCGATCGGGATGATCACTTCATCCATCAATTCCCGCCCCAACACCTTAAGGTCATGCGTCAAGTTGTCGTATTTGACGGCAGCCATTTCTTCCATGGTTGCCGTTGTCATGTCAAACTGACTTTGGGTTGAACCAAGAGCAGCCACGACTTCCTTCTCCAAATCCTCCCATTGCGTGCCGAACAACTCCACGCCGAGCACATTACGATAAACATTGTCCTCGATTGTTGAGAGTTCGGTGATGACCCTTTGCATAACATCCTTACCTTTAATAGCCCCTGTGCTCAGGTCTGTAAGAATTTTATCGCCATCGCCCAACATACCTGATAATGCCTTGAATGTATCTTCAGCGCCTTTGCCGCCCTTTTTCAAGTTCTTGACCATTTCCTTGGCGGTATCCGCGGACACATGCTTGAGCAGTTCCAGATATTCGGCGGACTTCGTTCCGCCTTTGGTGAGAGCCATGGTGAACTCTTCGATTCCCTCTGGAGCAAACAAAGCTCCCAGGGCATCAGCGGTCTTATCACTACCATCTTGGATCCGGATATTAAATTCCTTCGCGAGGTCGCCTACTTTATCACATTGTGTTCAGCGAGGTCCGCTACACCTCGCCCCGCCCTATCAGGCAGCTGCATGTTTCCATGCAGATCAGACTATATCAAGAACTCTTTGCGAGTCCCCTCCCATTTCCACGCGCTTGCGTGTACTCGGTTTTTCACCGATAGTCGTTGCACGTTCCTGCTATCAGCAGGCTTCGCTCATGATTTCCCTCGTCTTTACGTTAGGGGGTTCCATGAATTAGAGAGGTTTCGATATGGTGTCGCCACCATAAAGCCCTAATAAAAAGGTTCCAGGCGCCTGCTTGAAGTCCTGAAGCAAAGAAATCCATCATCTCATTAGCTGAGTAGCCGAGTGCAGCAAACTGCGGTGCGTACTCATTCGCGGAGTCCAGCAGTTCACCGGACTTATCCAGCCCCCGCTGTGCCCCCTGGGCGAGCAAGTTCATCGATTCTTCGGACGTGATACCAAACTGCCGCATCATGGTGTCCGAGGCTTTAACAGACTCTGGAATGTCAAAACGGAAGACGTCTTGCAGGACAATCGCATTCCTGGTCGTTGTCGCCAGTTCATCGCCTTCCTGTTTGGTGACATTTCTAGCGACGACCAAAGCGTCTGTGAGGTCGTTCACGCCCTCACCAAGTCCTTTACGGTACAAAGACTGGGAAATGTCCTGAAGTCCCGCCAATTCCTTTGCTGTGGCCCCTGTAGCCGCTGCAAGCTGTCCTGATTGGGCGTCAAGCTCACCGATGGTATTGATCATTTCACCGATTGAACCGGTTATCTTTTCGATAATGGCATAAGCTCCAGTGTATTGGGCAACCCGGCCAAAAACATCCCCAAATTCCGCAGCGTTCTCTCGAAGTTCATGGAATGCACCTGAAGCCTGCCGTGTATCCTTGGTTATCTGGTCAAAACTTCTTACCTTACGTAGATCGCCAAGGTCCTTGCCGAGATCCGTGACGTCCCTGCTCATGGTGTCAAACGACCTCTTTAGTCGGGGGTCTATGTCGCCGTTCAATTCAAACGACATTTCGTATTTCTTTGGCATGGGTTAACCCCCTCCCTTCCGAGATTTATCTTCGTTATTGACTTCTTCAAAAGCCGTATCCCACTCATACAGCGTCCAGATCGGTATGCTCATCCAATAAGAGAGATCCCCCTTCATAACACGGGACAACCTTATCGAGATTCTCATTAAACTACGAATAGGATTATTGGCTAAACCAAACCGTTCAAAAAATCTTTTGCAGCACCTGTCGCTTTCAAGAAATCTCGTGCAGAAAGCTTCTTCATGAGGTTTGGATGTACGCCTGCGCCTTTAGCAGCGAGAACAGCCAAATACCCAGGATGATCTACTTTAAATGCAACGTAGACATTTCTTTGACCACGTACAAAATCCATAAAGTCCGACTCGATATCCATAATGTCGTCACCTGAGAGAGTAGCAATGTCGATCCGGAGTTCTTTAATCTCCGCGTCCTCCCAAACAACAGGCCGGGACAATTTAATCACTGTCCCGGCCTGCTTTACTTCTTCCAAATTTTCAGTATTTACCACTTTTTCAGTATTGATTGTTTTTTCGCTCATCCTCTGTTCCTCCTTCGTAAATTAGGCCTTTCCTAAAGCTTTTCTTACGTCGAACATGTCATCTTTACCGTTAATCCGACTGATATAATTAAGTTTGTCCAATTCAAATACTGAAGCACCATCAATGAATATTTTCAAATAGGTGGCTTCGATTGTATTGGTTGTATCGGTGGCAGCATTGACTGCGAGTGTTCCGAGATCGACCCCTTTACCTACACCACGAACAACAATTTTTATAGCACGAGTCACAAAAGCAGATCTTGTGTTATCAAATTCATTGAAGGCACCGCGAATTTCAAGCCCCTTCATCTGCGAGCCAGCCAGCTCAAATACATACTTGTTAATGGTTCTCCACGTAATTCCCAATTCCATCGAACTGTAATGTCCAGGTGAAGGAAGATCAAGCTCCCCTAGGATCCCGGCACCTGAAACCGTGCTAGTTAGCGGCGTTAATGATGGAAGTGTGATATCGCCTGTGGCAAAATCATTGTCACTTCCCTCAATGTATAACGCCACACCTTCCAGTTTAATGGGAATATTTCCAGCCATTTAAGACCCTCCTTAAGCTGCTGTCAAAGCAGCCAAATATGATACGTCGTAGAAGACAAAGAATTCAATTTCCTGTGCCATGGACGGCGGTGTGACGTACACTCGGTATACGACCTTGCCGTTGCCAAGTTGGTCACTTGGATTGTCTGCAGCGAGGAATTCAACGCGCCCGCCGAGCAAGTAACCTGCACCAACCAAGCCGTTAATCCAGACGTTAGCTCCATCAGCTATCGATTCAATCAGTCGGATATTGAGTGGATTGTCCACCTGCTGCCAATGCCGGAGAACCAGTTGATTTTTGATATAAGAGAACATCCGCCGAACCGGAATGAATGTACGCTGCGCATCCGTATATTCCGGATAAGCACCTGTCCGGTTGCCCCATGCGTTGAATCCACCCGTCCAGCGGATGCCTGTCACGATGCCGTTAGCATTCAGTACATTTGCTTGATCGTATGGAATAAGAACTGGAGTGCCATCAGCGTAGACCAGTCCGTCCGCTGTAATCGGCTGGTTCGACGGAGTCTGAACCGGCACCCCTTCATTCTGACCGTCAGTCGCAACCATGGTTGCTGTGACCAGAGTAGACATGTGGTAAGTGCGCCCCTTGTATGTCGCCATTGGATATGTGTTGGTTTGGAGATGGCTGGTATAGCCGTTTTCCTCTTTCCATGCCACAACATCAACATATTTCTGACTTGGGTCCAGGTCGGTCACTGCATGAGCCTCGAACAAACCGTTGATAGATTTGGTCTTAGCTACCATCACCGCACCGACAACAGGATCGTGTGAAAATCCCGGTGCGACGATCAAATTCGGGACAAAGGAAGTCTCCAAAAACACTTCTTCAATCAGTTCCATCCCTGTTCTGACCCCAGTCTGTGCATCTGTTCCACCGATGATGCGGCTAGCCGTAACTGCTGATGGCTTTAGAGATTTGTATCCGACTTGCAGGGAGCTGGTACCTACTGGGATAGCACCGCCTGCCACGATTGAAATGACGAGCTTACCAGCGTCGTTAAACGTCAGGGTGTAATCTTTACCCAGGTCATATGTTGTCGAGCCATCAGCGACGGTTACCGAGGCTTTCAGGACACCCTCTTTATCAATGGCGTGCATGCCATCAATAAAGTCCACTGCTGCCGCTGCTGTGGTTTCCGTATCCGTAACATCAAGGACGTTCACGAAGGCGATAGGACCTTGTTCATTCTCATCAAGATGCAACTTTGCTGCTTCGCACAATGTGTAGGATTTCCAGTCATCAGAGTAGCCAAGTTTCCGCTTGAAATCGTCCATGCTATTGGCAAGGATAACCTTGTTAACAGCAGCAGACGGGTTATCAGCAAGGTTAATCGGTGCCGTTCCGATGTATAGCGGCAACGTATTGGTTTGTTCCACTGCCTTCTTTGGTTGATATACCTCTGTGGCTTTTACACCATGAAATTCAGCCATATGTTACACTCCTTTCAGTGACTGGAGGGCCGTGTTTAACGCAGTCCCAGTCTGTTTGATTTGTTTTAATGATTCCTGCAGCTGATCAACTGGCACAAACAAATTTTTGATAAGCGGATATTCCGCATAAAGAGCCTTGAAGTATTCCGGATGCCCGCCGATAAACACTTGATTTGTCCGGATCCCAACGCCGTTCATTCTGATCGACGGTCCGATATAAATTAGTTGCTCTGGCTCAGCAGCCACTTCAACCTTAGGCTCCTGTGGCGCTTCGCTCGTACGGGTCAAAGGCTGTATCTCTTGCCTCTCTTGATCTTGTCCCTGATTTTTCTTAGTAGCCATTCCTCCATACCTCCTGTACTATAGATGGCATTTCCCACGTGGTAGACATGTAGCCCATCCAATACGGATCAGCCTGCTCTTCGTAAAATCCCATTGAGAGCGGTCGTGTTAACCGGGATGGCCATCCTTCATATGTTTCTCGCAAAAAAGAGGCCCTGACGTATTCCATGAGATGCAGCACATCCATGTATCCATCGGAACCTCTTCCTTCACATCCAAAAATTAAATCCATTTGTACCGTGCGGTACCCCTCCTCATTATCCTCAGCTGGATCGCTAAAAACAATGATGATAAACGGCCACCGTTCGTCTTTCTCGTCTGGAAGTGTCGTCTCTAAAGGTGGAGATGACGGCGGGGGCGGCATATCCGTGCCCTCTACAGGAGGCTCGTAACTCGGAACATCCCTTGCCGGTAAATCAACCTGATAGATATTAGGCGGGATCCCGGCGCCAAGAGCCATATCTTTCGTTAAATCCTGCAAATACTGCTGCAGCTTATTCATTAAAATAACAGGCGTCACGCTTTCAGCCTCCCTAACATCCTATCCAATTCATGCGGCAGGCGCTTCTCCATTTCCTCACCATACACCTGTTGCACATGCTCTCGGACCTCTTCATTGCCGACCATCGACGGTACAGCTGGTCCGCGTAGCTCTCCGATCGGTAGCCGCTTTCTGCCTGCTCTCATAAATACTCCGAGATGGGTCCCAGCGGTAGCGATAAATGCACCAGGGATAGGCTTCTTGACCCCACCCCGATATACCGCAGCCTTTAACGCCTTAGGAGCTTTCTTAAGCTTGCGCTTCGGTGCCACCGTGAATTTAATCAGGGGAATGGAGTGACCTTGAGAAGTCAGCGTTGCCTGCAACTTGTTGCTCGCAGCTTTCTTAATGCGGATCGTCTGGACTACCTCTTTCTGCTTGATAACATACTTCTCGCGCACCTTGCGCCCCGTTTCCGTCTTTGCCCGCTGCGTAGCCCGGTTAATGCTGGACAAGACAGCCTGACGCACCGCCTTGTCCATTTGCTTCAGCGACCGGTTTACCTGCTTGAAATTGTCCTTCACATCGATAAAATCACTCATGGCCGTTTACCGTTGGCTTGCAGCACGATTTTAAGGATCCCCGTCTCATTCGATACCCCCATTACTTTGTACCATGATCCATCTAGAGCGAAATCCTGATCCACACGGGGGGTAAAGCCGAGAATTCGATGCTCGATATGAACGACTACGTTATGAACAGATACTCCCTCAGCATACTGCAGAGGTCGACCGTCCAGCGTGAATGCTTCGATGATCATTTTCAATTGACGATGGATATTCCCTTTGACTTTGTCATAAGTGGTGACGGTATGGACCTCAGCGAATTCGTTTGAATTCATGAAGACCGAGAAAACATCCTTCGCCATTTGCTGTTTAAGATTCATAGCGAATCAGCCTCCCTATTCGGCGTCTTCCTTCGCTTTCTTAGCAGCAGCTTCTTTGATTGCCTTCGCTTCAGCTTCAGGATCAACGATAGCTTTAGAATCTACCAAGCGTTCGATCTCCTCTTTTTTCACCCCAGTGGTTGGGAATTCTTCACCGATACCGTATTTCTTACCGTTATGACGAACATTAGTTAAAGTTACGTATGCCATGTTTTTTATCCTCCTTTGGATTAAAGAACTTTTGCGACGTACCAGCCATCAACGTTAACTGGAACGCAGATCGGACGGGACAGCAATTGCAGTTTACGACTTGGCGGTTCAACTTCGCTTAATACTTGTGGGTAGATTTCAGCTTGAGCAAACACAAAATCACCGTTCTCGTTAGCGACCAGGTTCGCACCGTACAAGAATTCGAACGGTTGACCGTCAGGAAGCAAAGCAAGAGTTCCTTCTGGGATGTAACTCACTTCATCGCCAGCTTCATCTGTGTAAGAGTTGGTGTAAGACCAGATTTCCAAGTTAGCTTGGCGCAGGTAACCGTGAAAGATTACACCTTCCGGCAAGATGCGTTGATTCAGATCGCCCACGTCCAAAGTTTCCTTTTTGGCTTCGATCAGTTTTTGCACTGTTGGATGGTTTACGATAGTTCGAGCAACCTTTCCGGTTGTGAGTACACGACGCATTGTCCGACCGCTCTTGTCCATTACCTCTTGAACCTTATCAGTCAGATATTCTATGACATCGGTGTCAGGATTGGAAAACAAGTCTGTGCCGGACAAGACCTCTTTGTTCGTAAAACCCCAATCGAGAACTTGACTTACACCCTCACCAATCTGCTCGGTTTTACCCGTGAACATGATTTCGGAGAGTTGCTGCACTTTACGACGATCGATAGTGTCTGTAAGCTCTGACAGGTCCTTGACAATCAATTCCTGATAACGTTGTTCTGGAGATTTAGGATTCAGCAGTGTTTCACCTGCCTGTTTCACTTTCAGATCGTGACGAGTAATCACGCGCATTGGTTTCACCAGCGCAGGCTTATACGTTTTGGAAGTGAACCCAGTACGCAATACAACCTTACCTGGAAGCAATTCATTTACGTACGGAGCCAAAGGGCGATGACCCTTTTTGGTTTGAATTTCAATTTCATCTGTCGTGAAAGTCTCTCCTTCACTCGCGAACGTATTAGTCAAGTAATACGAATCTTTCGGGAATGCTTCAACAACCTGTACAAGTGTTGGAATTTCTAAAATTTCGTGGTAAGATGCCATGTTTTTATATCCTCCCTTATTTAACTACTCGTTTAGTGATCAGGCCGACGTTACGCATTGCAACCTCATGTTGGGCCACTTTATCAGTACCACCAAATTTGAGTGCATCACGGTTGAATTCACCGTCGAGGTAAGCAGCAGCACGAGCCTCACCCGTGGTGGCATCAACAATGGTATCCGCGAGAATGCAGTACGGGTTTTCGGAACCGTCTGTGTTCGCTGAATTTACCGGAACCACGATCGGCGTGCCAGCGTATAGGTCGCTTTCAGGCAGTTGGCTCACACGTCCCAATACAGTGCCACGCGTCACTACCCCGGCCCCGGACTTGATGATAATCGCCGTCATTCTCTCCGGCTGAACGCCTCCTGCAAACAATTCGTCAAACGATGGACTTGTATACTCCGCCATTATTTACGGCCTCCATTCTTTTTGATGTTTTGGGCCATAGCAACCATATTGGCTACTGCATCGCCCTTTTTTTCTTCTTTGGCTGTCTCAGGTGTTTTGGCTTCGAGTGTCGCCACGTCGTCAACGCCGCTTTCCTTCGCATCCAATGCGCGGTTTGTAGCCTCTTGGCCGTTGCGCTTCATCGAAGCTTCCATTACCTTCACCGCAACGTCCTGTACAGTTTCCCCGTTGGTGATAGCCTCGTTAATAAACGCAGCTGCACCCGGTGCTGTCGCATATGCTTGCAAAGCTGCAATGCGTGAACGCTCGGCTGTTTGTGCCTCATTCTCGATCTGATCAACCAGCTCAGGGTGTTTTTCCTTCAATTCATTGATGTCCATTGTTTTTGGTTCCTCCTTGTTTTTAATAGGTTTTGGTGCTGGCGGGACAGCGGCAACAGCTTTAGCCGTTTGTTTGTGATCGCTATACTGATTACGCATCTTTTCGATGACTTCCGGCGGGAGCACATGCCCCGCGGCAGCGTTATTAGTTACTGCAACCTTTTCGGTGAACATGATTTCGTCAGCGAATCCCAATTCAACAGCCTGCTGAGCGTTCAACCAGGTTGCTTTGTTCATCATGGCGAGAAGCTCGTCGCGATCCATACCCGTTTTAAGCATGTAAGCGTTGGCGATGGCTTCGTCAGTGTTTTTCAACATTTCTGACACACCATCCATGGAATTCTTGTCCCCCCATGCAATCGTGGACGAGTTGTGAATCATGATCTGGGCTGTTGGAGACATCAGAACCCTGGTTCCTCCCATTGCAATTACTGAAGCAGAAGAGCCAGCCAAGGCAGTAATCTTGCTCGTTACATCAACGGAGTGATGTTCGGCGTAAGATTTAAGCATAGTGTAGATTTCCGAACCTGAATCAACCAATCCTCCGCCAGAATTGATAAGCAATTCAACTTCATCCCCGTTTGCCTCGTCCAAAAAGTCCGAAACAACTCCGGGGCTAATCGTTGGAATGTCAAACCAATCGTAAATCCATTTTTCATCATCAGAGATAACAGGTCCGTTAAGCTTGAGTTTCTTAGACATTAGTTTTGTTCACCCCCTTCCTCGTCATCGTTGTCTTCATCGCCTTCATTCGAAGGTTCGGACGGTGTGACAACCGTCGGAGCAGCTTGCACAAGTCCCAATTTTTTCAGGCGGGTTTGCTCATAAGCGCGCTGCTGAACATTGTCCTCCCATGATCCACCGTTGATCTCGGCTGTTTCGCGCGTTCCGGTAGAAAGATTGTTGTCCATCCTCATGACGGCTGCTTGTACCTCTTTGGTTGGGTCAAGCAACCCCTGCGATGGTCCGTGCCATTCGGCCTTTGTGTAGGCAGCAAAAATAGCCGGATCATCAAAGATGCCGGGTGCGTCAATTCTTCCTTTGGATACTGCCTCCACAAACCATTCTTCATAAATGGGCTGGCAGAACGTTTTTGATAGCCAAGCGCGGCGCATACGATACATTTTCCAAGCTTCCAGCAGTGCGCCGCGAGAAGCTGAATAAGAGCTCGTGAATTGCTTGGTCAAGATCTCATATGGAAGCTCTAAAGCTGCGGCAATCTGTTTAAGCATGGCACGGACGAAGGCTTCATAGTTCGGATTCGGCCTAGTAGGGTCGGCAAACTTAACATCCTCCCCCGGATCGGTCCGCATGATGGCGCCTTGTCCGAGCTTTATCTCATCTCCTGTGGCGCCCGGTACATCTTCAGCGCCATCCAAATCTTCATCGTCCATCCCGACACCGTCAAACGGGGTTCCTCCCTCGTCATCGGCGGGTGTTGTAATAAAGACCGTGTACATGGACGTGATTACTGCGGCGGCAAGCTCGGCATTCGTGTATTGGCTGAGTTGCTTCAGCGATTCAATGATTGGAGCGATGACCGGAATGCCTCGACGTTGCCCTGGCCTTTCTGCCTCGAACAAGTGAAGTACGTTCACCCGCCCGGTGCGCTTGCCGTATTTATTAACGCGGACCCATTCATTTGACCCGCTCAGACTGTATCCGCCTGCTCCGGGGTGTCGGTTGCTGAAATGATAAGCAACAACCATTCCGTCGGCATCTACCTCAACCCCTGACTGGATGCGTTCCCTGTCAATGTTGACTTTATCAGGAGGAGTTGCACATCTGTCCGCCTCGATCAGATTCACTTTCAGGTCATACACCGACCAAGGACGTGGTTTACTTGGCATCAGCGCGAATACATCGCCACTCATAAGGGTTGAAATGAAGGCCAGTCCTTGTAGTTCATAAAAGTCGTTGAGTCCGGCAGCGTCGCACTTGGTTGTATCTGCCCACAGAGCCCATTCTCTCTGAATGGAGCTACGAAGCGTTTCTGCGTGTTCTTTTGTCAACCCTAGGTAACTGGCATCAAAAGCCGGATTCAGCCGTAAGCCGGTACCCACAATATTGGTCCGCAGACCTTTGTGAGCTGCGGCGACGATATCCGAACCCATATGCAGATCCCGTGCCCTCTCGCGAAGCTTTGGAACGTTCTGGTGAATGTCCGTGTCAGCATCTCCGACAGGGGTTTTCCAGAACAGCATGGACGACTTAGTTGTGCTGGCTCCATGCTTGCCATATCCTCGCCCGTTGCTTCCAACTCCACCGATTAAGCTATTGGTGACCTTGCGTACAGCTTGTTGTCTCACGACCTCCGTCCTGGCCTGCTCGCGCTTAGCAGCAATTCCAGGAGCGAATATGTTTAGCGCCTTATCAATGATGTTCATCGGTCAACAGGGTAAATCCCCGACGTTCTGGAACGACGTTTGCCACCATTCTCATACGCATCGATGATCCGACCATACTTTCGTTTCATCATTTGGATTTCTTCCATGGTTGTTCTCGTTAACGCTCTCCCCGCAATGGAATATGACGCCCCGGTGGAACGTGCATCCTCTGCATCACTCCACATCTTGTATTTCGCCTTAGCTTCTTCGTAGGATATTCTTGGCATTTTCCCTTTCTCACCTCCTTCCAGTGGGCTATATGCTGCTGGCTACGTTCTTTTTCTTTGATCTTTTGGGGCGCTTTGCCCCGGTGGCCACACCTCCTGGTTCAGGCAAAGGCAGGTCGAAATTGGGATTTATCATCTCAATCGCTGCCCGGTTGTAAACCGCCAGGTCAAGAGCCTCGTTTCGAGCTCTTGTCTGTACCCAAGCCATGTATGGCTTGCCCTCTTTATACCGGGTGACAAGCTGCTCTGCCGTGAGTTGCTGGAAATATTCTTCGTCGTACACGAATGGGTCTGGATTGTCCGGGTGCGGCAGTGGGAACCGGCATGATCCCGGCTTGCCTGGCTCCAGGCTAAGCGAAGAAAATATAATCGACTTCCCCTCAGAAACCCCGACACGAACGACAGTCGCTTTCGGGACGTTGTTCGTGCTTATACCGTTAAGGAGCGGAGTCTCCTGTCCGTCTCCCTTCTCTTCCCCCTTGAGGGCGTAGATGTTCCGCGCTTGTCGGGGCTTGCAAAACTTATAAACTTTCAGCGTGAAGTGACCCCCGGAGTCAATCAGGGTTCTAACCGGCCGGAACGTGCGACCAGCTGCATCCTTCCAGGTCCGTGAAAGGAATTCATCCAACTCCTGCCATGGTTGCTGCTGATTGAGGTCCCCAACGATAACATGGCGCTGTATCCTCCAACTGGAATATCCTTTGCCCCAGCCGACTACATCGATTTCGAAGCGTGTATCTTGGGTATCTACCGCAGCTGTGATGTACCGAACACCTTCGGGAACCCTAGCTTGGTACATTTCGCGGCGATTCATCAGGATTTCGTGCTCAAGTTTCTGGCCCTCTTCCTCCCAAAGCTCAGCGAGGACCGTATTTATGAATACTTTAATGGCCTGTTTACCCTTTTTGTTGGCTGCTATCCACTCTTTTACAGCCATTTTCCAAGTGTAATTTATGGTCGCAGCTAAAGCAGAGAGGTGAAATCCGCGAGTTGTAGCGTGCTTTTTGCTTGCAATCCACTTCGTTCTATTTGCATAATCCCGTTTCCACTCATGTTCCTCATGCATCGCCCCACATTCCTCGCAAGCGTGCGTCACTTCGGTACACTGGCTCGTCTCTTCGTCGTAGGTATACTTGATCCGGTTCCATTGAAGCGTTTGGAGATGGTCGCAGCTTGGACACATGAAGTGAAGCTTCTCTTGTGTGCTGTCCTCGTATAGCTTTTCAATCTCGGATTTCCCTTTGATCGTCGGGGTCGAAACGAAGACCATCCGACGGTTGTAAAAAGTGGTTGTCCTCTTGATCGCAAGGTCCAATGGTGAACCCTCATTACCAGCAGAAATCGCAAAACGATCGATCTCGTCCGCAAGCAGGATGCGGATCGGCTTAGAAGCCAGTGATGCCGGAGCGTTCGAACCAGCGATGTTGATCCGCCCACCTTTAAAGCTCTTATAATAAATCGTATCTCGGCTGTTCCTGCTTTTACTTTTGCCAAACAGCTTGGCGAGTTGCGGTGAATCTCGATACAGTGGGCCCAAGCGGTCATTGGAGAAGTCTTTTGCGACGCCTAGGTCTGGTTGAACCATCATGATTGGAGACGGGTCGTGTCCGGTGTAATATCCGATCACATTAAGCTGGAAAGCCGTCTTCCCGAGCTGAGAACCAGCCATCATTACAATGGTGTCAATGTTCGGGTCGGTTGTAGCATCCATAATCGTTCGCATATACGGTACCCGGTCAGTTCTCCACGGTCCTTTTTCGGCCGAATCCTCGGCAGAGAGCACCCGGTTTTCCTCAGCCCATTCTGTAACGGTAATCGGATCGGGAGGCGCGACCAAACCGACGACCTGTTTTATAAGCCCGAGTGTTCGTCGTTTGCTGGGTTTCACAGCCCATCACCACCGGGACTTCCATCATCCTGTTTAAGGGGGTCATATTTCGATAGTCCAATCAATGCATCCGTGAACCTATCTTCCAATAGCAACCGAATTTCTTTCGCATCTGTCATATATGCCAGATCCGTGGACAGGTTTGGAGCCAAGACCATGATTGCACCCCGGAAGTTCACAACCAACTCACCCCATGCTTCCAAGACATCTTCGGTCGTGTGCAGATTCTTCCGTTTCTCCTCCAACTCAAGCAAAGCAATTTCTTTTTTTATCTGCTCGTGCTGAGCTTTCTCATCGTTGTAACTGACCTTCCCCTCCTCAGCAACACCCGTAATATGCTTGATGTAAGCCTGTACTGATTCAGCGAGGTTGTACTTTCCACGCGATACCTGAGTGAGTACTCCATCGCGCGTCAATTGACTAATCCATTGCTTGGTTTTGCCCACAATTGCGGCTAATTCACTTGTTCCAACGATGCCTTCCGGCTTCTTTTCTCCTTTCCTCAATTTCGTTCCCCCACTTTCCTTTTTGTATCTATATTTTGATGGTGTTCTCAGACCGATTTTAAGGCGGTTTTTAACGGTGTATTATTAGAAGCGATATTTCTACTATTGAAGCATAAAGAGCCCTCGGCGGGGCTCTCATTAGGCGAAAAGTACATATAAAGGGAAAGTGATTTTAAAAATTAAAATCTAGCGATATTTCGGGGTCGTCCGCACCCGCACTCATTCTGAACCCCCAGAGGGACCCGTGACCAAAAATTCGGCCCATTTCAGCCCGATTTTATATGTCTACATTTATTCATCTCTATCACACAGCGCCTGTATGACCTCTTCTAATCGATCTGATGACGTGTATTGGATTAAGGGTGCTGAGTAAGGTTGGATCCTCTGTACGTCCCACCGCACTACTCTTCTGTATAACCACCTCTTCGTTATGTTCCGGCTCACGAAGTACATTTCTATAGCTGTTCATGTTATTCACCCTCATCCGTTGCATTTACATCTTCTCTTCTCAGCATTCGTTGTCCCTCGGCTAGTAGGCTTGTAATCAGCTGGTACTCCATAACGGTGTGATTGAGCTTCCTTGTAGATCTCTGGCATTGCAGCAGTTAATAGACTCTTTGCCGTATCCTCATCAAATTCCTCAATGAGATTCATATAGATACACTTTGCCCTATAAGCTACAGCCTGGTCTGAATACAGCATCTTGTGACTGGCTATATCCTTATCCATTACATTCACCCTTTCTTTACCCCAAATGATTCAAGGGTCTCTAACCAACATCCACATTGACAGCCGAAGGTGTGCGCCTCAGATTCATATCGAGCAGGCGGTTGTACTATTACCGGCTTACTGTATGGCCTATTTGCATATTGGCGTCTGCCTTCCTGGTACTCAATCTCATTCAACAGGATTTTCAGTTTCCGTTTCAATCGTATACGTTGGATAAATCCTTTCCGCTGAGTCTGAATTTCATGGTGGATATTGAGTGCCTCTATTTTAAGATCACGGATTCTCGTCACAAACCTCATCCTTTCCCCAATAAAAAAACACCCCATATTTTGAGGTGTTCTGTTGAGGTGAAACATTGTTCATCGCTATTCTATTTAGAGCACTAAAGTTACATAGCGCGTGTTTAAGATCAAGAGCTGGGTCATTGAAGAACATGACCCAATGAAAGAAAAAAGGGGCTCATAGCCGCCCCTCTGCCTAGCGGCATTCACCCGTCCTAGTACCGAAACTGAAAAGACGTTTCGGCACGCGCCGTTTTTAATGATCTCTTTTAAATATCGTTGAAGACGAATTGCAAACGTACCGCTACGCTCCGTCCTTAAAAGCATTGTACTTAGTTACTAGAGAGATAAGAAGGACAAGACCATTATACTGATGTTCTTAATTGGTCGTCAAAGGTGGTATGGGGTCAAATTCGCCCGTTTTCCACATGTTACCTCGTAAAAAGTTACACAATTCATTGTTATTCGCCCTTTTTCTTTAAAGTTAAGCATGTATCCTGCAGCAGCAATGCATCTTCTTCTACGTAAAAACCTTGCCAAAAGTGAATGGAATAACAACCAAATCTCTATTAGAACCATATAAGTTCTTGAAGTTTATAGTCCCATTGGCACCGCACCATATGTTCAGCTTTCCGGTTACGTTTGGTTCGACGTTGCCACCGTTTTCTACGTTGCTACCTAATATCATAGTGACAAGATTGGATCCAGTACTAACAACTATGCCCCACTCTAATCCAGTGTTAGTATCAAGGGCAAACATGTATATCCCCCTCTTGTTGGCATTTATTTCTCCTGGGAGAGCGTAAGAATAGGTAGACCCATTAGCCACGTTTGTAGTCAATCCGGAGTATCCAAACTTAGAGAAAAATTGCCCGGCGCTAGAAAAGCCAAAAGGCGCGTCCGCAAAAGGTATTAGGTCTACTGCTGAGTTGCTTGTGTACCCCACCATCAAGTTTCTGTTCGCTCTGGATGTATCATCAAACAGCTGCCAATCCCTGTTATTGGACCCTGCTGATAAGTACAATCTTTCATCGTTGGACGACTTGTTGCCGAACGTAGTTAACATACAATTATCAAGCCGAATTCCTCTCTTTGTTGTACACTGAGAGTCATCTATGAAATTCTTCCTACCTCCAGTTTTATCTCCACATGTCGCAGAAATCACGTTCCTGAACGTGACAGCATTACATACACCAGAAGCTTTTACTAGAAGAGGTGCTGTACTAACGTCATTTTGTCTACTTATACCGCAGGTATCAAAAGATATTCCCGCAACATTATTCAACTTTATCAAGGATACAGCACTACTTACGGTATCTGAGCCATCTGATCTACCGTTTTGCGTCATTTGGCATCGGTAGAATGCAAACGAATTAACCGTATCCAGATCAAGTATAGTGGTGGTGTATGATCTTGTCTCAAAATGACAGCCGTCAAAGTTAAAACCGTGATGATACCCATCTGTTCTTACACTATCCCCTCTAGCCTTAATCCAAGTGCAGTTGTTTGCACTTACTTCAAAATGACATCTTCTAAGATTGACATTATTGTGATTGTCGATGGTTGGTTTAGTCAGGTTTATGGCGACACCACTATCCCCCGATATGGCAAAGAAACAGTCATAGAATGAAGAATCAAATATGCGCTCGACCTCTAGGTTAACGTTTCCTCTGAAGAACACATTTACAAACCTAGACTGTCTCAATTCGTACAGATTTACCGGATCATTCTTGCCTAGCTTCATGACTGTCGCCCCACCTTTAACAGCCCATAAACCTACATCTTTAAAACATACAGATGTGTTCCACATATCCAAAAGCGTACCGTTCTGCTTGTCTAGTTCTATAGACGAACTTATCCCTGAACCCTTTATGAGTAGCTGGGTCGCTCGCCCTGTCATGCTAGTTATTGCATTAGCAGACTTGGTGATATAGATCGTATCTGTTACTCTGTACCGTTTTGGCTGGAGTATGACCGGAATAGTAAGTGCATAGCCGCCATCCAGAGTAATTTTTTTTGAGTTTACAGCTAAGTTAATAGCCGTTTTAATGGGAATTAGATCGTCTGCAACTCCATCACCCTTAGCACCGAACCATTCAGGATATATTTCATCTATCTTACAATTTCCAGTGATGGAGCCCCCAATCGATAGATCAAAAATGTGATCGTCAGGATTAGCATCCCATGTACCGTTAATTTCCATTCCTATTCCTGCTGCGGGCTTTAGTCTTGCATTTCTATCAAATATAAGCTTTTTATTCGATAGAATTGTAATATTTTGACCGATGAGATATACACCCTTTGGGATATATATTGTATCTGAAGAATTGTCTGATATTGCAGCATTCAATGCTGAACGACTATCAGTAACCCCATTGGGATCAGCTCCATAATCTAATATATTATTTGTCATTTATCACACATCCTTTTCTTATAAAGTCTATTTGTCATCTTCCCAGAAATGCATCTTTTTTTGATTCCCCCAACCCATTTCGTATAATGACCCCCACTAAAATCAACTCAAGATAGCAGTAAGTCGGACCGATGTAAATAGATTGGTTTCTTATCACTCGAATCACCTCCCCCTCAGAATTTTATGTAAAAGAAAAAGCCGCTCATTTGAGCGACTGTGTTTAATCAATTATAGTTTGATCCATTCTCTTACTTCTTTTAGCCCTCTATAGGTTTTAGACAGTATACTATTTTCGTTTAGGTACTTCTCACCTCGTTCGGTAAGTACAGGTCCTATTTTATGGAGATGAGGTCTGTCACCTGCCCATAACAATCCCGTCAGGTATTTTTCCCTTGAAAGAAAATTCACTGCGTCATCAAACTCATTTTCACTCACATCGAAGTCTTCTTCTGTAAGAGGAGTGTTCCCTTCATTAACTTCTTTCAGAATAGCATAGCGTAATCTTTCCTTATTCAAGTAAGCCACCTCCCTCGACATCAAATTTCGACATCAGAGGATGGATTCCTTCATTTCCAAATCACAAAACAAACTCAACGAACGCTGGCGACCGCAGCATGCCTGACTTATACCAGTTCCGCGTCTTAACCTTCACCCGGATCCGCGGCTCAAGGTGGACGAAATTCTTATCCTCACCTGATACAAGTTGCTGGCTCACTCCATAAAAAGCTTTCTTGGCTTTTGGCGGCACTCCCAACTCAATAACACCAGCTGGGCGTAATCGGCCTGAGTCTGTTGGAACTGCAGCAAGCCAACCAAACTCCTCTTTGCGATAACCGGTAATAAAGACATCAGCATAAGTCCAATTGATCACCTTCTGCCATGCTGGTGATCGGCGGCTTTCGTAAGTACTGTTCTGTAACTTACCGACCATACCCTCAAGCTTCTGGGCTACCATTTGCTCAAACAATGCCTCTCCAGCTGCCTCCACAAACGGGATAACGCCAAAATGTTGGTTCGGCATCTCAATATTGCTCAGAATCTCCTTGCGCTGCATCAGAGGCAGCTTTCGAAGGTCTTGACCTTTGTATCGAAGGATATCGAACACAACATAGGTAACAGGCGATATGCCCATTAGCTGCTGTATACGTGGCTCCTTTTTGGCTTGAAAACGGCTCATGACAGTTTCGAAGTCTACACGGCCAGTCGAAGCATCGGTGCAGGCAACTTCTCCATCCAAGAGAATGTCATTATCAAACGGTGTCAGCAGTTCCGGGTACTGATTGGTGCACTCTGTCTCGTGCCTGGTGTAAAGTCGGACTCGTCCGTTCTGCTGAGAAAACAAAAGGCGGTGTCCGTCGATCTTTGGTTCAAATATATAATCCTGATGGCTAAAAGGACCATCAGCTGCTGTTTCTAATAACATAGGATTAATGAACATAAAAACACCTCTCTTTGATTATACCGTTTGGTAAGTTCATTGAGAGGCGGTAAGTGTTGTAAATAATAAGAGCAGGCATCCAGGACACCGAGACCGTGCCGTATAGTTATCTCGGCATCCCTTTGCCTTATCACTCGCCGCATAGCGTTCGACAAGCGTTCAGATTTCGAGAAGGAAGCTTTACACCACTCCCAATAAAAAAGGCCGGCAGCTGCCAGCCCGATCAACAGGGCATTCATGCCCCTGTGGTGTCCTCTTCTCGATTTCCTATGTTATAACTATAACCTATAAAAAACCTAATCGTTTATAGTTTTTTCGAATAATTTTAATAATATTTTCGAATTATTTTAGTACGCCCCATAATTAAGTCAGTCTACTTTTAAATACTGACAGAGCTGCCTCATTGGAGTACCCGGCTAGACTAGTACAATAGATCCGCGGACCGTCGTCTAACCATTCCTCCGAAATCCCCGCCTCATACTTCTCGTAGTCGGTCCATATCTCATGGTGCCATGTGTTGTATGTCTCGCCACCGAGCTCAACCTGACCTTCGACGCAAACGAGTAGAAGATTGCCTTCTTTACAAATAATCGTTTTCGTTTCCGAACACAAGATAATCACCTCTCGAGATTTTATTTTTTCAAAGATTTCGTGGCTACAAACAACGCCATTATACTGATCACCAGAGCTGCAAGCCCAATCACTAAAGTCACTGTTTCCACGTTCATTCCTCCTTAGAGGGGCCGAAGCCCCTGCGTTAATTTAGTCTGTGCACAATTTCAGACTCTCTTCGCTTACTGGGTACCAAGGGGTGTCCGATGGCTCAATGTAGTATCTGTGATCCGAATAATGCTCTCCAGACCATAATTCATACCCTATTATCTTCTTCACACCTATATAGACACCGTTTGGGTTGGTGTATTTAACATGATCCCCTAATTCAAACTGTTTTTCTTTTTGCATTTTTTATCCTCCCCGCGTAAGGCCGCCGCCATATTGTATAGGTAAAACCATTTATGATAAGATTGGGAGGAGGGAGCCACTAACTCCCTCCGGTGGAACCTACTAACGTCTGCGCCGCACGCGTCGTTTTTTGGTTCCTTTTTTGTTGCCCTTTGCCGCCATCTGGTACAGCATCACAGCCGTTACCAGTTGGATTATAGCGGTCAGGATCCCAACCCAATCTTTCATTTCCTCACCCTTTCCAGAAGCTCATGTTTCACTTCCTGTATATAATATATCATTTAATATACATTATGTCAAACGTAATATTTGACTTCCTGTATTATTTTTATTATATTTTATATATAATTTATCGAAAGGGGTATTTATATGCCGTTCAATTACAAGCCGCTTTTTAAATTACTAATTGATAATGATATGAAGAAAACAGACTTGCGTGAGGCGATTGGCATCGGACCGTCTACCCTTGCGAAATTTGAAAAAGGGGATAACGTGTCTCTCGATGTAATTGATAAGCTCTGCACTTATTTTAAGGTCCAACCAAATGATATCTTGGAACATAAGGCTGGTGATGAATAATGCCTTGGTATGAGGATGAAAAGACAAAGACGTATTACTTTAAGGTAAATTACAAAGAAGGTGGGAAGTATAAGCAGATCCTACGGAGGGGCTTTAGGACAAAGAAAGAAGTAAAGGCAGCTATGGCCGAAGTTGAGGACCAGGTTAACAAGGGCACCTTTATAAACCCTTCTAAAACACCGTACAAAGTTTTTATAGAAGATTGGCTTGATGATAAAAATTCCAGCGTGAAGCCACAAACATTGGTGAATTACGAAAAACTATTCCAGAACCACATCCTGCCTATGAGGGAAAATTCAAGGGGAAAAACGGTTGGTCTAGGAGATATCGAAGTTGGTTGGATCACCATGAGAGATATTCAAGACCTCTACAATCACCTCTTTGAAAGCAAGTCTTTGTCTGATGAGAATATTCAAAAGTGTCATACCCTCATTAAAGCATCATTAAAACAAGCTAAGAAGGAAAAGATGATAGCCGATAACCCTGCTGAAGACGTTGATCGTCCTACAGCTCGAAAAAAAGAAATGCAGGTATGGACCATTGAAGAAGCACATCAATTCCTCAAGGTCGCAGCAGCAGATCCGCTCTATATTGTGTTCTTACTCGCATTGACCACAGGTATGCGCCAAGGAGAAATACTCGGGCTGCGTTGGAAAGACTTTGACAAGAATACCCGAATAATTAGCATTACTCAGATTTTAGACCATAAAGGTAAGAACTTTGAGGTAGGTGCTAAAACTATATCAGGTGTTAGGCCGATCAGGTTAGACAAAGACACTGCGGATACTCTCATCCGACACCGTACAAAATCAAGAGAAAAACAAATGGAATTTGCAGATGTATTCGAGGACCGTGATCTTGTTGTCTGCACACGTACTGGGGGTCCAGTATCTCCGCGTAACGTGAACCGTTCCTTTGATCGAATTGTCGCAAAGATAAATCGGGAATTACAAGATAAGCGTGATAAGGGTATTCAAGTTGGCCGTGATCTGAAAAAGATTCGATTCCATGACTTAAGACATACCCATGTAACATTCCTCATTAAAAATAGAGAAACTCCTCAAGCAATTGCGGAGCGACTTGGCTGGTCTGATACTCGAATGATCGATAATTACGCTCACATAAGACCCGACATTCAAGAAGACGTTGCAGAAGCCTTCGGACAAGCGTTCTACAGCAACGGAAGCTAATTCATCACCGTTGCAATTGATACGAATTTTGATACGAAAACACCTATTAAAGGGTACGAAAGCCTACTGAACGGAATATCGTATATCTCCCTCAAACCCTTGATATGACTGTATTTTACTGATTGTTACTGAACGTTTATCTATCTTGACAGGGTAGGGGTCAGTGGTTCGAGCCCACTACAGATCATAGCCAAAAACCCTTACGCCGTAAGGGTTTTTCTTTTTTTTAAGTTAAGATTTCTCTCCTCATAAAAGGAATTGTCGACAAAATGGGGACAAAGCTCAGCTGGACAACTCTTTTAGAGCTATTTCATGGACTCATTTCTATAGAAGCGATTTGTTAACAAAAAAAATAAAAATGACCGCTCAGCATTTGATCGGTCATTGCCTTTAATTATACAGTGTTGCCATTCTTTGATCAAGCAATGTGATTGTATCTGCATACCCGTTATCATCAAAAGTAACGGATACAATCGCGGAATCCATATCTAAATAGATGCCAGCTACCTTGTCATCACGATACATATTTTTCACACCTGATGCATATTCAAATCTATTATCATAATCCGTTTTTTCTCCTGGTCCTAACACCTTTTCTGCATCAGAACAAGTCATCCCATACTTAACTCTTGCTTTATCATCTCCTACTTTTACGATCGTACCCAATAATCTATGCCACTGCCTTTATCGTTTATAAGCAAATTAGGCTCACTTATTACCTAAAAGCCCTTACCACCTAATTTAATCAACATAAGATAAGGTGTAGTTAAAAGGAGGTATCATTCATGAGTGGAGTAGTAGGTGGATACGGCGGAGGATGCGGTGGTGGATTCGGCAGCACAGTAGGAATAGTCCTGGTATTGTTCATCTTGCTGGTTATCATCTTAAGTGCTTGTGCTTTCATTTAATAAGATCAAATATCCACAAAGCTGAAGAGAGACCCTGTAGGCATGTGCCTTCAGGGTCTTTGGTTTATTTCTGGAGTTCATTTTTACGAAATCTATTCAGCACAATAGCAACCTCTTCCCGAGTCATGAGTGCTCCCGGTCGTTTGCCGTCAAAGTATCCATTCTCGGTCATTTCCTTCCATGCTGTAGATGCCCAAGGACTTACCACATTGATATCTCTTTCCTTCGTCACTGGTTTTGCCTCCTTTTTCTGAAGCCCCAGGTATTTTGCGACCCCGGTTACATGACCCTCAATTAAGGCATCAATTATTTCCTTACGCTTAAGTTTGGCAGCATCCGAAGCCACATCTATAAATAGATTTTCGGTCAATACGGCTGGCATTTTGCTCTCGCGAACCATGTGCAGGTTCTTTGCTTTCTGCCCCCGATCGATCACGCCAAATGGTTTTAATGCGACCATGATCTCCTTGTGAAGAACATTCTGTAAAGCTACAGATGCCGGCTGTGGATTGATATATCTAAAAGTCTCAAAACCACCGGCTCCACCCCCAGCGTTACAATGGACAGAAACAAGAATATCAGCTTCAGCTTTATCTGCCGCTTTGGTTCGTTCAGATAGCTCCAGGAAAACATCTGTGGATCTGGTTAGCAGCACCTGCACACCGTCATAATTATCTTCCAGGCGTTTCTTTACACCCAAGGATACATCCAGAGCAATATCCTTTTCTTTCAACCCATTTCCGACCGCGCCGGAATCCTTACCGCCATGACCTGCATCAATCCATACCTTTTTCACGAATCACTCACCGCCTTTACAGGTTGCTTTACAGGTTGCTTTACAGCTTGTTTACCAAATACAGCAAAGGGCTCCAGCAAGGATGCCTTGTAGAATTGCCTCTACGGTCCAACCTAGCAAACCAGTTGTTAGTCCTACCGCAAGGACAAGGATATTATATAAGATACTCCAGTCTGGTATTTTCGGTGTTCGCTTAAGCCCAAACCCATTACCCAACATGCAACAACAACGATAAACAATCTTGGATCAGTAAGTTCAATAATCATGATAAAAGCAGCTACTCCCAAAATATAAAACTCCATCCAAAATCTTCCGTAATAAGTGTTATACTTGATTAAAAAAGGAGATGTATCATTTTGAACAAAAAAATCATTAAAACCGTCGCCACTTTAGCGCTCGGTATGATGATCGGATCCGCAACAATTGCAGCAGCTGCCCCAGGAACTATCCAAGCCGTCCTATCCAAATTCACGTTTGTGGTGGATGGTCAAAAACAAACCCTCAAATCAGACCCGATTGTATATAAAGGCACCACCTACCTTCCGGTTCGTGAAGTAGCTGAGATGTTAAATGCTGAAGTGTCTTCATTCGATAACAAGGCTAAGAAAATAGAATTGAAGACAAAAGGATCACAAACAACATCAAATCCCCAATTAAGTTCAAATCAATCAAGTGCACCACAAACACCATTGAAACTCAAGCTCAATGAAACTGCTACGAAAGGTGATATGACAATAAAAGTGAATAGTGTAAGTTACACAGATTTCATCCCTTCAAAGCCTGGAGAAACGTCCGGTACGCTTGCAGAATCAGGACACAAGTTCGCCATAATCCAATTTGAAGCAACACTTAACGCAGAGCCTACGGACAGATTCGCATGGGGTGCATTAGATTTTTTGGATCATGCTGTTATCGGTGGTAAGAAAATAAGTTCAGCCACTTCCTACAACCATAACAATTTGTTCGCCGGTGAGACAAAGATTATTCAAGTTTCGCTTTCTCTGCCAGAAAACTTGGATATTACCTCTGTCACGTTTAGAAACCCTAGTAATAAATCGATCTTTGGAACCATAGATCTTTAATAATCTCCTCTACCTCTCGATTGTGCGAACAACTGAGAGATTACGTTGGCAATTATACGCCCAAGTCCATTGGGCGTTATTTTAATTTCATGCCATCTTCGTTGGAGCCCTGTCTCTCTTTATATATAAGAACCCACCGAGGACATAAAAAAAGTACGCCTTGCGGCGCTGCTGAAAACTAGTATTTTTATCCAAATATTCGAATTCTTTTTATTTACATATTTAGTATAAATATATAAATACAGATTAAATAGTTTACCTTATTATGAAGGGAGATGTAATTATGAAAAAAATTTCCGTAATTTCCTTCATGATGATCATGCTGCTTTCGCTCGCATCGATGGCGTCAGCTAGAGCGTTTGAAGCCACTTCGCCACCCTATTATCTCTCCGGCAACATTTCGTACGAGGCTTCATATTACAACCAGAATTTTAATTCATGGGGGTCTGTCACGCTTACTCTGCTCAAAGTGACTCCTGCGGGCGACGTTCCCGTAGGCTCAACAATCGTCTCAGTGCGTCCAGGCGAGTCGAAAACCGAAAAAGTACTGCTTCCAATCAACCGGCAGATTACTACAAATTGAAAATTACTTATAGCAGCGGTAATGTCGCTGTATACGCTGACAGACTTATTGCGGAGTGACGCTAAACTTCCGGCAATAACAACTTTAAGACGACAGCCCTAACGGCTGTCGTCTTTATATATATATGCTCGATCAAACACATTGTCGGCATCATACGTCGGTGCATTGGGTTAGTTGACTAGGATACACAGCAGCTCACGATCTAGGTCAGGAAGCATTGCAGCCACCCCCAACAGGTTTCATTGCCAAAATATTCTCTTCATTAAATAGTCTCGGAGCGCCAGAGGTTAAACATTTCGCCCTAACTCGACCATCCTTTACTCCAAGCACTTCAATTCGTCGCTGCGTGATCTTTCCATTATGATCTATGTAGATAATGTCGACGATTCTACCGATGTATTTATCCACCTTCCTGCTGCTCCCCGGCGCGTATGGCCTCGTATACTTCCTCAGATATCTCTATGATTTCATCCTGGGTGTACCACGGGTAATACTGTTTCAGATTGATTTTCACCAT